GACGTGCCCGAGCTCGTGGGCCGCGATGACGTAGACGCTGCGGATGTCCGACATGACCTGGAACTTCACCTCGGCCGAGTCCGCCGAGCATCGCCACGTTCCAGCCGTCGCGCCGAGTGACCGTTCGAGCTGCGCAGGTGCGCCGCAAGCCGTCCCGTCGTATGTGGACACGGTCACGCGCGCGTCAGCGGCCTCCCGCAGCACATCGCAGCCGGCTGCGTGATTCCAGGCGTCGACCGCGTAGTGCAGCGAGCCGTCGAACACCGGATCGATGCCGTCCCAGCGCACCGTGATTGGCACGGCGGACCACTTCGGGTCGGGCAGCAAGTTGACTTGCTGGCGACAGGCGCCGAGGAGTAGGACGGCGAGGATGAGGCGGGTCATGCGGCCTCCAGGAACTTCGACCGCGTCCAATCGTTCCTCTCGGCGCGGCTCGTCTTGCGGTGGCACGACTCCGCTGCCGCTGCCCACTGCTGCTTGCGGCACGCGTCGAGCAGGTGATGGAACGTCGACAGGCCAGACACGCCGCAGTTGAAGGCGATGTCAATCAACGCCGCCTGCACCGGCTCCGGGTAGCCGTCGAAATCTGGCAGCAGTCTGTGAATTCCCGGCTGGAACTCGCGGTTCAGGCGGTTGCGAAGCAGGTCGCCAATCGACGCCTGCGACAGTTCGATGTGCGGCGGATTCGGGGCCCGGTAGGCGCGGGCGGGCATGCCCTTGGCGAGCGCGATGACACGCAGGAAGTCGTCCCCGATCTCCTTCGGCGACGCTGGGCGCTCACCGTCGACCAGGAACGGCAGCGAGACAGCATCTAGGCCGTCGTGGACCAGGTTGCCAACTCCGACGGTCACGTATCCGAGCGTGTCACGGTACATGTGCGGGACTGACGACTCCCACCGAATCAGATCAGGAATGAATTTCGCGACATCCATCTGACTTTCTCCTTCGCCAGGAGGCGACGATCTTCGCCCTGGACTCTTCCGTGTGCTTCCAGCCGAGGGCGTTCTTGTTGCCCCTGAGTGCCTCAGAGATTCTTTTGTTGTGAGCCCCGGTTCTCTTTGCAGGGCTTCCAGTCGCCTGAATGTGCTTCCAGGATCCGCCGCGTCTTATCTGCGATATGGTCGTCGGTCTAACGCCGTACACGGCGGCGAGTTGCGTGTTCTGAACGTCAGACCCGGCCGACTTGATCTCAATCACCTGTTCGGTGGTGAGACGGCTTCCTCCAATCCGCTCGCCGCAGAAGGCAGGGTCATGCGGCTTCTTGCCACCCCGGCCCCTGGAGATCATGTCGCGTGAGTTGTCGACGACGGTGCCGAAGTACAGATGCTTTGGGTTCACGCACGGAGGGTTGTCGCAGCGGTGGAGGACCCACCTGTCACCTCGCTCCTCGCCGGTAGCAATCGACAGGCTGAACTGGTGAGCGCCTACCATGCGACCATTGCCGGAAGGCGTAAACGTGCCGTCCCAGAACCGGCCATAGCCGTCCTTGTCTCGCTTGGCCTTCCATTCCCAGCACTCATCATCTCCGCATCTGCTTACCTTCGACCAGAACCTATCCAACGTCGGCGTCCGCATACAAATTGAGATGCCTAGAACGCGGTAACGTTACCCTCCCAGTGAATCAGGTCGGGCACGAAACGGGATGAATCGGTCATGAGAGTCCCTCGTATTTCTTGACCAGTTGAGCCAGCGCGAACCTTGCCTTCCCGATCTGAGCGGTATGGCGGGTAGCGTCCTTGGCGTACTCCATCTGACCGAACAGCGTGGCCGCAGCGACCAGGAGCGTGCGTAGGTCGGTGCGGACGTCGATAATCTCGTCGGAGAGGCCGGGCGGCAATCCAGGCTTGGTCGGCGCCTCGTGAACGTCGAAGTCGGCCTCCAGTTCGTGGTCGGGCGGGATGTGGAGGACTTCCTCCTCGGACGTGTCACCCATCGCCGAACTCGGCGTCTAGGTGGTCGGCGCAGGCCATCATCCCCTCAGCCAGGTCGCGAATCTGGAGGGAGAGCGCGCGCCCCTCAGCCTTTCGACGGTCGCTTGGAGCCTCGTCGATGAGTCGCGCAGCCTCTCCGAGAGCAGCCGCGCACTGTGCCGCGTGAACGCCGGCGTTGGTGAGTGCTCGTCGGTGGCTGCTCGACCGCCCACGCCAGATCCTGTCCCACAGGCTTGGAGTCCGATCGAGGGCGTATTCCTCATTTCGCGCCATCTGCTCCCTGGTTGATTGTCACCGGATGGTCGATGCGCCCCGTAACAGTCGTGGGCGCCGATGGAGCAGACCGAGCCAGGGCGTACTCACCCGCGATGATGCCCGATGCGATCATGTAGAGCTGCTGGTCGCACACCTTGAAGATGGACGCCGCGACTGCCACCGCTGCGGCGATGGAAATGGCGGTCAGGTGGCGCCCCTGATCGGTCATTTTCAATTAGAATATCACCAAATGCCGCTGATTTGGCCGTATCCGTTCCCGAACGAAAACTCGCGCAACCAGGTTGAGACATTTCGCACGGCGCGTCGAATGTGGGAGCGGGCGCAGAAGTTCCGGGGCGGTCAGTTCAGTTGGACACAGCTAATCGCGGCCGGCACATCGGGACGTGTGACATTTACAGACGTGTCGGTAGGCGGATCTGATCTTGGCGTGGACAACACAATCCCAGGCATGTACGTGACGATGTCGCCACCGGCCGCGATACCGGCCGCGATCCTGGTCGACTATGCATTCGTTTCATCGCCAGGAACGCTAACGATGCAGGTCCGGAACACATCGGGCGTTGACGTGACCGTGTCGGGGACGTGGAGCTACATCGGGTATGTATTCTGATCCAGCCGTCAGTAACCGGCAGCCGATAATGCCGCTGACCACGTCACTGCCATCGCCGCGTAGCCGGCCGCATTCGGGTGCAAGGCGTCGGCAAATCCAGAGTCAGGAAGTTGCGGGAAGTCGACCTCGCTGAGGTTGGCTACGCCGGCCACGGCGGCGGACAGGGCGGCACGGTAGGAATCGATCACTGACACAGGGTACACGCCGAGTTTTGGATACGGCAGCTTGCCAATGAAAATCCTCACGTTCGCGTTGATGCCGCGGATTATGTCGACTACGCCACGCATCTGCGTAGCATACTGCGCCTCGGTGTACAGCGGCGCCGGGTACCCAGTCAGGTCGTTCGTCCCGAGCTGAAGCAGGACGATGCTAGCCGGCCATGCGCCATACCACGAGGCGACTCCGGCGAGCGCCGATCCCGAGTTGCGCCCTCCGAACCCCTCGTGTTTCTGCGAAGCCGGTATACCTGTGCTGTCAAGCTGCGTCCCTACCGACGACAGCAACGGGTGCTCCGCGATTACGGGCTTGCGCCAGCCGCCGACATTGTCCGGGTATCCGAGCGTGATTGAGTCCCCGAGCGGCATCACGCTCCGCATTGCGTAAGCGATCTCCGGCTTCGTGCCCGGCAGCGTAACATACACCGACTAAGGCATCCCCCAGGCAGTAACAACCCCCGTCGCGTTGCCGCCTGCAAACGTCAGGACGAACCCGGTAACATCGCTCGTGGTGTCGGTGTTGTGGCCGCCCTGGAATGCGTACAGCGGATTACCGACTCCCAAGCCATCCGGCCCGCACCAGGTCCCGCGGAGCCCGCGTATGCCGCCCTTCGCGATTCTGCAAATGGCTACGTTGTTGTATGGAATGGTTCCACCGATCGTCCACGCCGCCCCGAAGTTAACCGTCCCAGCAGCCGTGTAGTAGATCGCCGATTTATATGCACCGCCCAAGCCGACCAGCGTCAGGTCGACGGACGTAGCCGTCCCCGAGTCTACCCGGAGGCAGACCGTGATCTCGCTGTACTGCCCAGGAGACCACACCGGAGACGTGTACGACGACACGGCCGAGAACGACACCGGCCCGCCGGTTATAGGGAGAAGCTGCACCCCGGCTGGAAGCTGCACATACTGCGGCATTTACGTCCCCTTCGACCGGTCGCCCATGATGCCCTCGAGCGACATGTTCCACCGAGTCAGCACGGCCGCGCTATTCGTGTAGCGCAAACGCACCTGTGGCATCGTGACGAGAATGTCGTAGTCGGTAGGGCCGCTCGCCGTCAGGTACGTCTGCGCCGCCTGCATCGTCGTCCACGTCGACCCGTTGTTCGTCGACCCTTCGATGATGACGCCACTGGCAGCGCTATTCGCGTCGGCGTCGATGTGCAGGACGAGACGCGAAAACGGCAGCGCCGTGTTGAACTGCAACGCGTTTGCGTTAGCGGTCGAGTCATAGATCGTGATGGTCGACCCGCTGCCCGGAGGCGCAGACTCGCCCGACCCCGAGGCCGGGACGAGCACGCCGCGGGCAATCCAGATCGGACGGTTGGTTGCCTGGAGGAGCATGGCTTACTTACCGCGGGTCTTCGGCGAGAAGGTCTCTCCCGTACGCCCCAGCTTCTCCCGAGTGGTGTTGGACTTAGTGTACGAACTGTCGGACGTCATGGTCGACCGCTTGTATGTCGAGCCGCCGTCCTTGCCGAGCGATCCGTACAGCGTCTTCCCTTCGCCGCTGCCTACCTTGCCCCACGGCACGCCCTTGCCGCCGCCGCGTCCAAGGCTGCCACCAGTCAGGTCCGGTCTGCTCTTGCCCATTTTGACCATCTCCACGTCGTTGCTAGTAACGGTCCGATCGGCGCCCATGCCTTTCGTCGACCGCTCCAAGCGTTGTGCTGATTTACTTGCGAACGCCATGTTGCCTCCTATGGTACCTCACCGGGGCGTTTCTCCTCGGCTTTCTTGCCGAAGAGCGTTTGAATAGCCGCGGCGTCCCGCTGGCGCTTCATGTCCATCGCCGCCTGCATCGCCGCGAACTGCGACGTCAACGCACCGGCGCCTTGCATAGACTGTCCGACGTTGATTGCGTGTGGCGCAGGTCGCGCAAGTAGCCTGCCGGCGATAGGCGTGGCGTTCTGGCCGATGACGTAGGCAGGTATAGCGGCGGCGGCGCCGAGGCCGCCGTGACCGGCGAGGGCGGTTCCGGCAGCCGCAATCGTCCCCGCCACCGGACCGCCGATGCGGTCAATCAGGCCGCCGTGCTCCGGCCCCTTGAGGCGAAATTGTAGGTCGGCCTTGGCGCGCAGTAGCTCGGGTGAGTCTATGGTGCGCTCGAGCTCCGGGTGCTTGGCGATGAGGTCTGCCAAGCGCTTGTCGCCGCCCTGGATTCCCGCCGTGGTAGTTGTCTGACCGCGTCGCGAGAGGAAGTTGGCGATCTTCCTCTCGTCGATCGTCTCATCTGCGCTTGGCGTCCGTTTGGCACCTAGAGCCTCGCGGAAGTCGCCACTCTCCTGTTTTGCGGCACGGTACTTGGCGTTCGCATCGGCGTATGGGCCTTGCTCGCGGATTTCCTGCCCAACGGCCGCGACATCGGCGAACTTTGCATCGCGAGGCGTGCCGGCCCCCGAGGCTAGCTTGTCAGGCTGTGCCTGCTTCCACAGCCAGGACGTCTTGCCGTTAACCCACGACTCGGGCGCGAACCGCTTGCCCATGCCGGTGTCTGGGAACTGCGTGTCCATCTCCTTGACCTGCCCCATCAGAACGCTGCGCACCGCCGGGTCCGTGTCGGGCGCGGCTGCGACTTCCAACATCTTCCGGCGCAGCGGAAGCACGTCCACCAGGTTGCGGCCCTGTCCCTTGTCGATCTGCGCGGTAGCTGCTTTGTATGGCTGGCGACCCTCGCGGTCGAAGGTCTCCTCATTTGCGTCGAGAAGCTTGCGGCCTGACTCGCGGCCGGCCTGTCCGATGTCGTAGTCGGTGACCTTCCCTGGCACGGCGTCGAGTTCTGGCAGCCCAGATCCGGCATCGCCAACGCCTACCTTAGCGCCGTGCTTCTCGAGCAACGCGCGCGCCTTGACGCCCCGGCTGTTCATAATTGCCTGTCCGCCGCGCTCGAGCAGAGCCCCCACGGTCGGCACGGATGCGCCGATGGCAGCGTTCTTGGCAATCTCGCCAGGGGCATCTCCCTGCATGGCCGATGGAGCCGCGCCGGCAGCCGCGCCGCCTGCGACATTCTGGACGGCCCCAGGAGCGCCTAGGGCGCGCGCGGCGCCACCTGCGGCCATTCCGCCCACCCCACCGGCTGCGAAGCGCAGGAAGCCGCGCGCCTCGGCTGGTCCGTTGGCAGCGGGAGCAGAGATTCCAGGCGCATCATCGCGCAGGTGCATGGACGCGACCGAGCCGCTGCCGTCGGTCGGGATGCCGCGATACGACGTGCCGGCGACCAGGTTCGATCCCGCGGCGGCGGGACCGAGGCCGAGCTTGCCAAGGTCGACATCGCCAGCCTCCGTGATGTCCTGCTTCGGCAGTCGGCGGCCGACCGTCTTGACGTCGGCTGGTGACGGGTCCGGCTGGAACAATTCGTCACCGCGCCCGTGGCCGGCTGGCATCGCTGCCGTTCTCCGCTTCGCAACGGCAGACCGGATCTCGTCGTCAGTCAGGCCAGCTTCGACCGCGTCGCTGATGATGTCAGCGAGCGACCGCTGCGGCTTGATGGGCTCGACGACGTAATCAGCCACCGCTCAACTCCTGGAGAAGCCGCTTCTTCCGCGCCTCGTCGGTTTCGCCGGTCTTCTTCTTGCCGGCCGACTTCAGCGTCTCGCCGACGGTCGGCTTAGCCTTCGGAGCCGCCTGCCTGGTAGCCGCGACAGACCCCGCGCCGACCGGCGGCAGGGCATTCCCCTCGCCCGGGAAGATGTCTTCAGCCTTGGCGCCCATGCCCTCGGCGGTTTGCTTGAACCGAGCGTTTGCCGTGCCGTGCAGGTTCTCCAGACCTGGCTCGCTCTGGATGCGGTCGCGAATAGCGGCCAGGCGGCGGTCGCGGGCGGCGATGTACTGCTGCCTGGCGGCGTCGATCTCCTGCGAGATGGCCGCGCGTTGCTCATCTCCGAGCTGACCGTTGGCTGCGGTTTGGATGGCCCCCGTGAACCGCGCCCAGAGGCCGCCGAGGTGGCTCGCCTCCTGCTGGTCCATGTACTGCGTCGGTGGGCCGCCACGCAGCGCGCGCTCGGCAACCATGCGGGCTCCGATTTGAGCCGCGCCACTTTCCTTCTTGAGTTCCTCCTGTGCGATGTCGAACAGGTTCAGCGTCTCGTTCAGTTTCGGCAGGCCGAGTTCCTTCGCGCCGTCCTTGACCAGGTTGTCGGCGTACTTGTACGCGGCGAGGTTTGCCTGGTCGGTACGGGCTCCACCGCCAGCGGCAATTCCACCGGCAATCTTTGCCCTGTCGTGCGCGGCGGCGATGTCGATCTGCTCCTGACGCGTGAGTTTGTTGCGCTCGTCCCGCTCAGTCGTGAACTGATTTCTCACGGTGAGCAGGTCGCGGCGCTCCTTGTCGGACTGGTCAGCCTTCATACGCTGGGCGATCAGCGTGTCGATGTCGGCTGCCTTGCCGGTGTCGCCGAGCGCCAGCGCCGAAGCCTGCGACCCGTACCCGAGTGGTTCGTAGGCCTTGCCGACGCGCGCTGCGGTCTCCTCGCGCTGTGCCTGCTCGGCAGCCTTCGTCTGCTCCGGGTCGTACTTCTGCCCGCCGATGACGTACGGCGCCTTCTTCGGCGCAAGAGGCTGGTTCTGCGCGATGGCAGCCCGATTCGCCGCCATGACATCGGTCGTGGACTCGCCCTCGCCTGGAGGCGCCGTTAGGTCGCGATTCGTCGGCGCCATGACGGTGTTGCCTGGCTGCTGCGTGATGGGCTGCGGCGCGTCGCCGAGTTCGATCTTGTACTGAGCGGCCTTCAGCTTCGCCTCGTCGATCTTGCCTGCGTCGAGGCTGGCCTGGATATCCTTGACCGCAGCGGCCTGGCGAAGCTTCTTCTGCTCCTCTGCCTGCGCCATACGCTGCGCCGCCTCGCTCTCGTAGTTGGCGATCTGGGCGGCATGTAGCTGCGCGGCTTGGTCGTCGAGCTTCTGTTGACGAAGCTGGGCGGCGGCGTAGCGCTGCTTCTCTTCGCGGGCCTTGGCGGCGCCGACGAGCGATTCGCCGATGGACCCGAGCAGTTCGGGCGTTCGGTTCTCGGGGGCCGTTACCCAGGGTAGTTGCATGGTTACTCCACGATCGGAACGCCGCCGGTTCCATAAGTAACGCCGCCGCCGCTGCCTCCGACGCCGCCTGGCACAGCGCTTGCGCCGCCCGTCGCGTACGCCTTGTAGCCGTTGATGAGCAGGTTGCCGAGAGCGAGATTGTTATTCGCGCTGTTCTGCTGCTGCTGGGCCGCGAGCTGAGCGGCGTTGAGCTGGGCGCCCATCCCAGCGCTGATCATGCTGGCATACTGATTTCCGGCGTTGTTGTAGCCGGCCATGATGTTCCCTGACTGCATGGCACCGAGGCCGGAAGCGTCCTGGAAGCCCATCTGCTGCCGCTGCTGCGCCTGTCCCTGCATCGCCGCGGCCTGGTTGAGATAGTTCATGTACGCCGCTTGCGAGGCCGCATCCTGCCCCTGCGCCATGTTACCGAGGGCGCTGTACTGGGAGACCTGGCCAGCCCCGGACTGATTAGCGGCGCCGACGTATCCAAGGCTCTGCGCCAGATTCGTGGCGTCCGTGCCCTGCGTGAGGTTGATTCCTGCCTGCGTGCGCGCCAATCCCGCTTGCCCGGCAGAGTTTGCCGCGTTCTGGCCGCCCTGGAGATAGTTCAGGTCCATCCCTGACGCGCTATTCGCGAGACCGGCCTGCGCGTTCGTAGCCGCTAGGCGCTGAGAGTCGGCCGTGCTGAGCGAGTTCGTCAGCCCGGAGAGCCCGGCGTATCGGGCAGTGTCGGATGCGCCCGCTGCCTGCTGTCCGCCCTGGAGGTATGAAAGATCCATGCCAGACGCAGCGCCCGTCAGCCCGACAAGGCTGTTCGCGTTGGCAAGCTTCTGTTGATCCGCCGTGGACAGTACGCCGGTTTGACCTGCCAGCCCGGCGTAGCGAGCCGCGTCTGATGCGCCAGCGGCGCCCTGCTGCTGGCCAAGGCGAGACTGCATGGCCGATTGCGCGGCGCCCTGAAGCTGCCCCTCTTGCTGGTACTGCTGGGCGCGCAGATTGGACGCTCCGAGCGCCTGAGCCTTCATCGCCGCGCCACTGTTGTACGCGCCGCGAGCGTTGAAGCTGGCATCGATGTCGGCCGACTGCTGCTCCTGAAGCTGCTTGAAGTACGGGTTATCGCCGGCAAGGTCAGACGCCGCGAACTTCTCGAGCGAGCCAGGGCCGCCGAGCTGATTGGACTGCTGCTGAAAAGTCGACTGCGACGCGCTGGGGGCGGCGTAGCCTCCCTGGATGCTGCCGAGATTCGACTGGAGGTTCGTCGGTCCGGTGAAGTTCGACGCCAGCGAGCCGTAGTTGCTCGACAGAAGGTTTGAGTCGTACTTGCCAGACGTCTGGTCGTAGCGCTGCTGGCTGGCAGACGGCTGCGAGTACCCTGCCGCGATACTGCCTAGGCTGCTCTGAAGGTTAGTAGGGGCGTCATACTTGGCGTTGAGCCCCGAGTAGGCGTCGCCGAGCTTGTTCGACCCGTACTGCCCAGACGTCTGGTTGAAGTAATTCTCGCCCTGGCTCGGCTGGTCGAGAAGTCCGGCGTATGCTCCATAGGTCTGCTGCGACAGCGTCGGACCGGAGAGTTGCCCGGCGACGTTACCGTACGCCTGCATGCCAGGCGACTGGCCTGACAGGAACGGAGAGGCCGTGGCGAGCGCCTTGGACTGCGCGGTCGGCGCGATGAGATTCTGCCCGTACTGGTTGAACGCCTGCTCGCCGGTGCCAGGCGTCGTCATTGAACCGCCAGGGCCGTACATCCCGGCATAGGACTGTGCCGCTGGCTGAAGCGCGGCGTTAGCCTGGTTCATGCCCTGAAGCTGGAAGTCGCGATTCTCGGTGGCGTACCCGTACGCCTTGTTCGCGATGTCGTTTACCGCCCCGGATAGGCTCCCGCTTCCTCCACTGCCGCTTGTGCCAGGAATAGGAGCACCTCCGAATGTCGAGCCGCTTCCGCCGAGAGTCTTGTCGATTTGGCTGTTGATAGCGTTGTTGTCGAATCCGGGAGCCTGGCTGCCGGTGGCCATGCCGACGAGGTTCGCCTTCTCTGACAGCGTCTTGGCGCTTTCCAGGCCCGTGCGAGCAGCGGCGCGCCAGTCGATCTTGTTGTTGGCGTCGTTGTACGCAGCGGCGTCAGCAGCGGTCGCAGCCGAACCATCCGCCTTCGTGTTAGACGTCACCTGCCCAGACGGGTCGTATTGCGTCGTGATTCCACCGATGGTGACCGACGCCATCGTGCCGTCAGCGCGATAGGTGGTCTCTGCCCCGTCGGAGTACTTCCGCGTGACTGAGCCGTCGGGGTTGGTTACTTCCGAGGTAACTGCCATTAGCTTGCCAAGACTGAGTAGTCCTCCTCTATTCCGACCACCGTGTTTTCAGCCGCGTTGGAGTAGCGCAATCGGTACTGGGCGCGCCTGTACACGCCGCCGGGGTACCACGGTCGCGAGCTTGACAGGTCGCCGGCAGTCGTCCCAAGGTCGAGCGTCGTCGGCGAACTCCACGGCCCGTCATCGTCGGCCTTGGCGATCTCGATGGACGAACCAACCTGCGTGACAGACCCGCGACGAAGCGTCACGCGCACGCCGTTGCGCCGCTTCCGCTTCGTGGTGTCGTAGCTGATTCTGCCCGTGATTCGCTCGGCGACGATGGGCAGCGTAGCGGTCCCGGCTGGCGCGACATCGGTCGTAACCGACGGGTCCCAGGTGAAAATATTGTCGTACAGTGAGTCGCCGATCATGTGCATCCCGCCGCCGGGCCAGTAAACGTACGCGCCGATGCGGATGGCGGTGAAGTCGTCGGTTCCGTTCCAGCCGCGCAGCGTGCCCCACTTCTTCTGGTTCTGCTCGTAGTAGTAGGCCGTCTTCGCCGTCGGGAAGACCCACACGAGCAAGTCCCAGTGCGCGATGATGGCGCGAAATCCCCAGCAGTCCGAGACGGTCGAGATGTCCTGAATCGTCTTCGCGATGGCATCGCTCATCACGTCGAACCCACGGCCATCGGTAGACACGAATCGCTTCTGGTTGTCGAGCAGCGCGAACGTCGTATCGAGACGGATGATGGAGTAGGGAGCCGTGGTCCCGAGGCCGACCGAGGCGGATGCTTGGAACGGGAGCGCAGAGTCAGCCGTGATGCCATATACCTGGACCGTCTGCGTGCCGAATATGTACAGTTCGCGGAGGTTCTCCCAGACCGCGATGACCGGGTCGGGGCGAGCGTCAGCCGTGTTGAAGTTCAGCGGCGGCCACGTGCCGTCTGAACCGTCTCCGATGGCCGACCAGATGAACTGGTTCAGCGAGCCAGGATACTGGTTGTTCGCGACGACGTAGTTCGCGAGCTTGACGACGTGCGTGCAGCCGAGCGGCGGCTGATTCACGCCGAGAGTGAACGCCGCAAGCCGAGACGACAGTACGCCGATGACGCCTGCCCACGTCTGAAGCTGCCCACCGCCGGCCAGGATGATGCGGCCCGAGTCCTCGGCGAACGTCGCCCGGCCGGCGTTGCCGTCGAGTTGCGTCGTAATGACCGCGCTCGATAGCGCCGTCTTTACCAGCGTGAGGAGGTTTTTCGCCCAGATGGTCCGGTCACGGCGGACGTAAATCAGGTAGTCCGTGCGGTCGACCGGGTTCGTCCAGACGTACGCGCCGATGACGTCGGTGCTCGCCCCTGACGCGACCCGGTTGTTCGTCGGATCGAACGTGGCGTTGGAGATGCCAGGGCGGACGACGTTGCTCCCGAGCACGTCGGGCAGGAAGTTCGTCACCGTGCGAGCGCGTCCGGGGGTGTCCTCGGCTGATGCGACCTGCCCGTTTGAGATGTCGATAACGCCTGTTGGCACGCGTGACCTGTCGCCAGATCACGAGGCCGGGGCGGCTACCCCACGGCTCGGGCTCGTTCCAGTCACTAGGCTACCACAGGCGCGGGCGGCTTGACAGGCCGCTATACGTTCAATACCATCGGGTCATGGTCAAGGCGTGGGTGGGTTTTGTCGCCGTTGCGTTAGCGACCGTTTCGTGCGGTCGCCTCGAAGTGCACCACGAGTGGGTTGTCGACCCGCCGCCGCGCGCCGATGAGGCGGCGCAGGTCATCTTCGACGCCTACGGGATGAAGTCGATGCCAGTCGTGTGCTGGTACGGGCCTGAGCACCTGAATTGCGCCGGTGGTTACGGCTGGATCAGCCAGACTGGCGACTGCGTGTCCGGGGAGCAGGAAGACGGCGTGGTGGTCCTGCCGCTGTGGGACGGGATGCAATTCAGCGTGTCGGCCGTCGGCGGGATTCCGGAGTGGGTAGCCGACATGCCACACGAGTTCGCGCACGAGGCCAGCGACCAACTCGGCGAGGGCGGCTGCGCCGACCACGACTGCCACTGGTTCGCGCGGGGCGGCGACGGCGAGCGGGTTACGCTGGAACTGGCCAGGCTCGGGATGTAGGTCAGTTCGCCGTCGCGGCGCGGCTTATCTCGTAGACCTTGTTATCGACAGGGTTGTACTCGAGCAACAGGTTAACGCGGTTGCCAGTGGCTGGATTCACTGCCGCCGAGAGCACATACTGCGCGTTGAACGTCCAGGTAACGGCGCCGCCGCTCGTGTTCGAGCAGATTAGCGACCACTTTCTCCCCCAGCCCGTGACAGACGTCATGGCGTTAATCGTGATCGTGATTCCACCTGCTGTGCCGACTGCCCTGATCGCCGTCGTCTCGTTCGTAGGGCTTATAGACCCATTGACAGCGAACGAGAAATTGACGGGAGCTCCGGTCCGTGCATCTTGGATCTTGGCGATCATGTTGACGTTGCCGAATTCGGCGATGTCACCCGCCGAAGCCCCTACATCAAGCGTCGTCGTTCCTGTCGTAAACGCCGAGCAGCCAATCATCACGCCGTGGCCAGCGGTGACAGACACGGCAGTAGTCTGGCCGCTGAACACAACCCCCTGAGCCACGACCATGCCGCCGATGACAGAGCCGCTGATCCCGGTGACGGCTCCAGAAATATACGACGAAGTAACCACTCCGGTTCCAAGTGCCACGCCGACCGACGCCGCACCCGTAACCGTAATGGACGACCGCTCGATGACGTGCGGTGGCGCGCTCGTAGCGGCTGCCGCGCTCACGCCTACGTTGTGCCCTGAGATTACCACCCCGGACACTATGCATCTGACAGTTGAGATGGCGGTTATGGCTGCCTGGGTAGAGCTTGACGAGTGAGATACGGTCAGGTTCGAAATTGAGACAGTCCCTGTGCCACTCGTCGTTATGGCGAGTCCAGAAGCGTTCGTGTTCCGGATGATGGCCGTGGTCGAGGACGCCCCGATCAGAGCGACGCCCGCTGGTATCGTCAGCACTGAACTCGCCAGGAACGCCCCAGCGGGAACAAGGACCGTGCCCCCGCCGAGTACGCTGCATGCCGTAAGCGCTGCCTGAATGGGGACGGTGTCATCTGCAATTCCGTTCCCTGCGGCGCCGAAGTCCTTCACCGAAAGCTGGACCTCGGCAAACTTCGTCTGGACGTTCCTTGGAACCGCCCCGGCGGCCGGGGCAAGGAACCGCGCATCCGTTCCTCCTAGGCTCGACTGCACCGCCGTCAAGACGCTGTTCAGGTCGGTAGCGGTCCACGCAGCATTGGACACGCCCACGAGCTCGGCCCGGTCTCCGTCGATGCGTGCCACGTCGTACAGCGTCGTACCCGCCGACGACTTCACGATCATGCGCAGCGGCGTCGCGGTGTAGACGGGGGACGGAAGCTTGCCGCTGGCGTCGAGCGTGATCGGCTGCGTGAGCGGAGTCGAAAGCGTGTCGTCGGCGTACACGACTGCCGGCACGAGCGTCCCGACGCCGTAGAAGTTAACCGTCCCTGACGCGGCGGCAGTGCCAGCCCCGGCCAGGTACATCGAGTCAATCAGTCGCGCGCCAGCTGCCATCTCATGCTCCTATCGATAGTTTCCAGTGCGCCCGACGCCGCCGCCGTAGTAACTGGAAAACGGCGCGATTTGGATATCAGCGTGCTCCTGGTCCTGCTCGAGGCAGCGCTGCCGCTCGTCCTCGCCGAGCTTCGCGAAGTACTGCGTGCGGTTCATGTCCAGGCCGTACGCTGGCGCCAGGTCAGCCGTGAGCAGGTACACGAGACACCGAACCCAAAGCTGCGGCACGTCCATCGTGTCGGCGTCCGTATTCTGGTCGCGCGCCTTGGTGACCGCCGTGTACTCAAAGGTGTCCCCCGTGTTAGCCGGAATCGGGTAGAAGTAGAGCGTGTTCTGCTCGAGCCCGTTCGCGTCCAGGTTCTTGAGCAAGTAGTACTGAATCGGTATGCCGGTCAGCGTGCGGTCGCCGAGCGTGAACCACATCGCTTGCGACATCGGCTGGACCTGCGTCCCCGTGGTCGTCCCGGCGATCGTGTACCGACCGGGCGGGTCCACGTCGTAGACGTCGTTCGGTAGTAGGTACGAGACCTGTCCCGCGATGGTGGCCAGCGTGCGCGGCCCCGACCGCCATTGGAGGGTGCCGTCAACGTCCATCGACTTGACAAGGATATTCAGCACGTCGTTAGCGTGCGCCACGAGCTGCGCGACATCCTGCGCCGGGTTGACCGCGCCAGGCCCGATAGCCCCGACGTTCGTCAAGGCGAGCTGGACGATGCGAGCCCGATTCGGGTTGTATGTCGACGTCGCTGGAACGGCCATTACTTAGGATTCCATCGGTTGGCTTCCCAGTTCGACAGGTCTTGCGAGACGAGCTGCTGCGGAGTCGCAGCAGGCTGCCATGGCGTTGCGGTCGCGGGATTCTGCGTGTACGCGCTGGCGCCAAGAACGCCCTGTGGGATGCCAGCCGACTGTGCGCCTCCGGCCATCTGCGCCTGAACCTGTCCGAGGTCGCCGTAGTACCCGGTCTGCCCGTAGTACGGGTTAGCGGCCTGAAATCCCTGCGGACTGACGCCATTCTTCCAGCCCTCGCCTGACATCGGATCCGGTCCCTGCGGCGCAGCGGCAGCGCTGGCGGCCTGCCCCAGCATCCACGTCGGGATGCCGTTGGTAAGCGCGGGGGCAGCTGGCGACGCAGCCGGAGTAGATGCTGGCGGCCTTGGCATCACTGGCGATGTCGCCGGTCCGCCGACCTGAAAAGTCCCGGCAGGGTACTGCGACTGCGCGGGGCGCTGGGGCATGGCCATAGCCGCCGGCTGGTCGTAGACCATGTGCGGGTTGTAGCCGTTTGACCACGCGCCAGGGGCGTTGTAGTCGCCCATTTCCATGTGGCCAGACGGCTGCTGTTGCATCGCAGGCATATGCGGCGGCCGTTGAGTCTGAGGCGCGTACGTCTGCTGCTGCGTGTCCGGAGCGGCCTGGCCGGCTGCTCCCGCCTGCTGCGGTGCCGACTGCGTTGCCGTGGACTGCGACTGGTTCCGCTGCATCATCTGCTGCCACGGGTACGACTGCGGGCCCTGTTGGAACGTGCCGGACGGGTACTGGCTCTGCGGGCGGCCTGGATCTCCGGTCGGCGGCGTCTGGTTCAGGTCGCTTGACGACCGCTGACGCTGCGGACCGAATCCCTGGCCCTGTCCGCCGCCCTGACCGGGGACCATGTTGTAGTTGCTGAACTGGTTGTATCCCTGCGGTTGCGCCATGGTCAGACCTGCACGGTTGGGGTTACGACGTTGCCGTATCGGAAAGCTTGCCCGGCCTTGGCGGCCAGGTCGGCGCGCCAGTCGACAACGGCTGTCGGCGACGCTGCGATTTGACCTGACAGTCCGGAAATGCCCTGGCACATGAGATAGTTTGTGACGTTCGTTCCCTGGTCGTAGTCCTCGGGCCGGCTCGTTCCCTTGGACATGTAGTCCTTCGCAGTGTCGAGCGAGCCAGGGTCCTGGACACCCTGAATCGGCGCCAGGAGTCCGACGCACTGCCAGTCGTACTGGCTAGACCCGTTCATTGCCACTGTCGCAAGTGTACCAGTCGCACGGACCTGTAGCGTCGTTGATAGGCACAACTTCGGATTGTAGGTCCCCAGGAGAGAGAGAACGGTCGGAGCGTCCTGCCCGATGCTTGTCGTCGTCGGTTGAAATGCGGGGTTGCTCGTAAAACCCATGAGCCATGTCCAAATGCTCGAGACCTGAGCCGAGTAGCCCTCGTAAGCGTATAGCGCGCGCAGTGCGATAGCGTAGTTCGCAGCGGTAGTGAGCGTCCCGGTGGCGCTTGGTCCATCCTGGTATTCCCATGACCCCGTCCCATTGGAGAACCCAGTTTTCGTAGTCGGGAAACTATTGAACAGCTCGCGCGGTGTCGTCGTCGACAGGCCGTTGATGGCTGAACCCGTCACGGCGTCGAAGCATCCGACTGACCAGAACGCTCGAGCCGAGGCAATAGACGTCGATAGAAGTTGCTGCGGCGCCTGGATGAACACGCCTGACAGCGTCGAATCCGCCCCGTGCAGCTCGTCGCCGACGGTGGCATAGAGCAGCTTAAGGAACTCTAGGCATACCAGGGAATCGTGGCGATAGACGTGGTCGTAATTCAGGTTCGTCGTCCTGTCGCACGTCCTGGTCCACATGCCGTAGTTGATTCGGTTCGCGCCTGCCGAGTCGGTAGACGAAAACGCCGAAGTGAGCAGGCCTCCCTGCTGCATGTTGGTAAGCCAGTCCGCTACTGCTCGGGCACTGGTCAGGTATTTTACGTCTCCGAACAGGAGGTAGGCATACATCAGACCGAGCCCGCAGGCTCCGGCCTCGCTTGTAGTAGGATTGTTCGCAGAGAACAGCATCCCGTAGCGAATAGAGTTCGCCTTCGTTTCGGCGGGGAGCGTCCCGAATCCAACCTGAGCGGCGATGAGATAGTCGGCCAGTTCTCGCAACTTCGCCTTGGAACGCACTATCCATGACGACGGCCGCTTGTTCTCGACGATCAGCCCGTACAGGTACCTCATCGCCTCGCCGGCACACATAAAAGAGTTTACCGTCGTGCTAAACGCGGGCGCGAGACCTAGATTTCGGAACGTGATTTCTGGCGCCGCCCCGAATCGCACGCCTCCAGAACCAGCCGATGGCCCCGACGTGTCCCTGTACCTGTTGTTCGCAAGGAAGTCGAACAGCACGCCCTCGATCGAGTAGATGTCCTTGAACAGGTACGGTGCGCCGAACGGAGGCGGCGGTGCTTCCCGGCGGCGGCTGGCGGCAGCGGATGCGCGGTCGCGGTCAAGAAGCGTAGTTTCCGCGCACCAACGTAGGCATCGGAACTTGCCGTCTGTCGATCGGATGAGTTGGTTGGCGCGAAACCGGATGCCGCACAGATCGCATGACCGAAGGAATGTCCCAGGCTCCCAGCGCACCGGCCTGGTGTACGCGCCACCGCCAGCCATTACGCCTGCTCCGTGGTAGGATGAGATTGACCGCGCGCGTTTACGAGACGCCGCGGTCGTGACCCACGAGAATGGAGGTTCCCATGGATGAGAAGACGGTAGCGCGGTTTTGGGCCAAGGTCGACAAGCGCGGTCCTGACGACTGCTGGCTGTGGACGGCGGTCCGCATGCCAGTCGGATACGGGAAGTTCTGGCATCTCGGAAAGACACTCCTCGCGCACAGATTCGCAATGGAGGCTTCCGGGGCGTCCGCGGAAGGCATGATCGTATGCCACCGCTGTGACAATCCGCCGTGCGTGAACCCGGCGCATCTCTTTCTTGGGACCTACAAGGACAACCGCGACGACATGGTCGCGAAGGGGCGCGCTATTCCCGCGCGCGGCGCTCAACTCCCGCAGGCTGTCGTGAGCGAAACCATCGTCTCCGAGATTCGAAAGCTTCGCGGTATCGAGCGACAAAAAGACATCGGAGCACGTTGGGGGATTAGCCAACAGACGGTCTCTGAAATCATGCTCCGTAAGATCTGGCGCCATGTCGCCTAGCTCTGCTCGATCCTGCTGCCTCCGGACACCGTACCGACTAGTAGCGTACCGGTGCAGCCAGCCGCGAGAGAGACGTGGGAGTTGTTCAGGAGGTTCAAGTTCCTGACATCCATGTTAGTCGCGGCGACTGCCAGCTTAATCGCGAAATCAGAGAATCCCACGGTCCCACCGTCGATGGTCACGTCTTGCAGCGTGAGCGCTGACGCGGCGTTGGTAACAACAGAGATCGAGATGGCGGCTTGCGTGGCGGCCGTCGCCGTGAAGCTGCACCCTTCGATCCTCAGGCCCACGGACGACGCGACCGAGCCCCATCGAATCGCCGCTGTGGTGTCGCTTGCTCCCTGATCGAAGGTGCAATTCTCAATCAGGCACGGCGCGGCCGTCGCTACGTCCACCCGCGCATTCGTGGCCGCGGTCGTCGAGGCGGGGAAGTACAGCCCAGAAAGAACCGTGCCAGCCGTGATGTTGAAGCACCCGCCTGTTGACGCGCAGGTGAACCGAGCCGCGTTCGCCCCGGTGCCTTCCGAAACGAACTTGAGGCCAAGCTTGGACGCGGCGATTGCGGCTGCCAGGTTCTCGGTGTGCCCCGACAGGAAAACGATGGTGTCACCTGCCGAGGCGTTCGTGACAGCCTGAGCAGCCGTCGCCAGCGGCTTGGCACGGTCCTCGCCTCTCGGGCTGGCAGCGTCTGCGCCCGTCGTACTACTGACGTACCACAAATGGCCGCCATTGAGCGCATACAGCGGGCTGGAGGTCGCCAGGCTTGACCCTGTCGTTCCTCCAGCCCCGTGATTGTAGAGATTCGGGCTAGCCAAGAGCCCTCCCCGTTACGACGAGTTGCCGCCGGTGGTGATGGCGATGGCCTGCTTGCCGCCCTGTGCGACGAAGTTCTGATACATGACCATTCCACCGGGCGTGGTGATTGCCACAGCAGCAGCGGTACCGGCGACGGTCTCCAGGTAATTGAAGACGATGTGTCCGGTGGCGGACGCGACGCCCTTGATGACCACCGTGGAGGCAGCCGTAAGATTCGACAGGCAGTTGTCAGCGATGACCCAGTCGGCGGGGGCCGTCCCTGACCCCGACGTGAAGTCGACGACAGGCACCGCAACACCAGACATCAGCCACCGGATCGTGTTCCTGAGGATCTGAACACGAGCAGCGGCGGCGGTTCCCGTCGTCGCCAGCCATGCGGTCGGCGTTCCGGTGACCGTAAATCCGGTGTTGTCGGTCGCCTGGAAATCGTTGGCGGCAGACGACAGAGAGATTCCGGTGGTGACGAGGGCGGTCGCCGAGGCTGATCCCTGGAACTGGCAAGACCGCACAGCGCAACCTGCCGCAGTGACGGTGACCATCGTCGTGGTCGTGGTCGATCCAGTCTGGGGGGACAGGATGCGCACGTTCTCGATCGACGAGTTCGCCGCCGCCAGGGCGAAGGTAGATGCAACCGCCGTCAGCGTGAAGGTCGGCCGGTTTGTCCCGGAGCCCTCCCCGATGATGCGAACGCCCTGCGGGATGGTTTGCGCGCCGGTGTTCGGCCCGCCGGTGACTGCACCGCTGAACGTGTTCGACGCCGTGACGTTCTCGGCGTGTCCTGGCCCGACATAGATGGTGTCATACGCAGACGCGCGCGCGAGCGCATCCGCCAGTGACACCATAGGTCGATCCCTGTTCGTGCCGTCGCCGTTGACGATGCCGGTACGGTTGTTGACGAACCACGTCGCGCCCCACGGCATGTCATAGACGGTGCCCTGTCCCACGAGGGGGATGCCGTAGCTACTGGCGCCCCCCGGAAAGTTGGTCACTGGCATGGTCGCTCCTTACACCGCGTTGACGCCGTAGATGCCGCGGCCGTCGATGCAGCCCCAGTAGGCCCGGAACCGCGAGATGAACAGCGCTTGGGTCAACATGTCGACGTTGTCCCGCATGAACTGAGGCTTGACCCGCCACTTCCAGAACAGGCCGTCGTCGGCGTTCGTGGTCACGAAGTACCGAGTGTTCGACCCGAGGAAGGGGAAGACCACCGGCTCGAACTTGCCGGCGATGTAGCTCAGGTCGTTGTTCGCAGAACCGACCTGAAGCTGCGTCGCCGAGAGCTTCCAGGCCAGGGGCCCGAGAGCGACCGGCACGACCAGCTTCTTCGGGGTCAGCGGCATGATCATGCCGTCGGTCCAGGGGATGACCGCGAGGTTCTGGAAAATCTGCTCGAGCGCGAACTCGGACAGAGAGTACGGGGTCGAGAGCTGGTTGCTGTACGTGCCGCCCTTCGGAATGAGGTGGGCGGTGTTGCACAGGGTCAAGTTGTCGCCCAGCGCCGGATACGAGGTGTTGAACGCGCGGTCGAGGAACTGCGCGGCCAGGTACTCGGGGGTCAGATTGGCAGCGCGGCCGAGGGACTTGGCGGCCGTCTTGATGGCGCCGTACTTCGTGTCCTCGACGGCCTCCAAGCTGATCTCGATGGCCGTCGCGAAGGTCTGCGCCGCCCACCGCTTGTTGACGCCCTGGATGATCTGGTCCGAGACGATGCGGTCGTTCTCGGGCTTGTAGGTCATCGTGCCGGGGCCGCCGTACTCCACGGCGTCGAGAATCGGCTCGTCGGTCTCTTCGGTATCGAAGATCTGCGAGAAGACCGGCTTGGCCTCCTGCTTCGAGAGTCCCCAGAAGTGGCGGACCACCGGCTCGATGGACTTGTAGATACTCGCTGAATTCATCGGCATCGGTCGGCTCCTTAGTTTCCGGCCGCGCCAGCGGCGACGGGCGGGACGGTCAGGATGTTGATCTGGACGATGAACTTGAAGTTCACCGCGGTCGGGTCATTGAGGACGTTGCGCTTGACGTCCATCACGGCGAAGTCGAGAGCGGCGGTCGTCGCCAGCGTATCGAGCAGGTGGCCCGAGATGCCGGTCGTGGTCGACCCGGCGCCGGCCGAGAAGTTGGCGTTCTTCGTGGTGTCAGTAATTGCGCCCGTGGTAGACGCCTTCGCCTGGCACTCGTACCGCACGTTCAGCGGGTCGGCGGTGATGCGGAGGAATGACTGGTCAGTCTCCCCGTACATGTCGAACGCCGTCGAGGAGTAGGTCGTCGAGGCGGGCAGGTACGCGCCCTCCTTGCGGACAAGCTGGCCGGGGTCCCAGTAGCTCGCGCCCTGCGAGACACCGGAAACTCCGCCGCCCGCGCTCGCGAGACCCCAGACGCCAGCGGCGGTGCGGGTCACGCAGTCGCCGAGGAAGATCGCGGTGCCGTTGTTCGAAGCGACGCGGACCCGCTTCTCCTGGGTCGCCGTGGCGCCCTGGTTGTGGACGGGCCAGAAACCGGTACGAGCTGCATTTGCCATGTGACGTTACCCTCCGTTGACCAGGCCGCCCATCAAGGCGGGGTGAACTGCAAACTTGTTCTGCTTGATGCGGACGACCGATTCGTCAGTCGCCTCGAAGTGCTGCCCAGCCATGAGACGGTCAGCCTGCGCGTCGGCGACAGCGTCCTTCTCGTGCTGCAACATGTTCCAATCGTCCTCGGGGATCTCCATGAGGACATGAGGACCCATGCGGGCAACCGTATCGACCGGCTGAGCCAGGTCGGGGCGCTCGCGCACGAGCCCGGCGTCCGCCTCGGACACGACGGCCCATGGGGCGACGCGGACCATCTCGCCGGTCTCTCGATTGAAGACCGACTTCGGACGGCTACGGTCGTTCACCTCGTTCTCGCGCATGAACTGGCGCTTGAACCCGGGGCGCTCGTTCGTCTGGTCGGTGCGCCAGACCTGCTGAACTGGGGCGGGGGCGGCGTCCTGCCGCACTTCTCCGCCTACCGGCTTTCTCGACTTACCTTTCGGCCATGCCATCGATGATCCACCGCTGCATCACGAGGTCGGTTTAGCGTTCTCGCCGACTCGGGCTGGTGGACCACCTGCGACCTATTTGGCCGAGGGACTGTGTCCGGTTGATGAATTGTGAATTGAACCGCCCAACAATGTCAAGCGGTTTGCGTCCGCTATACGTTACGCTTCATTCGGATACGACTCGCGCCACGCCTTTGCCGCCTCGGCGCGGGTCATTCCAGACTTCAACGCCGTCTCCAGGTAGTGGCGAGGCATGTTGACAACGCTATCGCCGTTCGCCGGCTTGCGGCCGACTCCGTTGGAGCTGATGCCGGTGTGAAGCTGGCGGGCCTGGTTAGAGGCGGCCGGGGCCTGAGCAAGGCCAAGCTCGGTGCGCGCGCGCTGGAAAGCCTTGTGCAAGCGCTGCGGACCGAACTGCTCCGTTTGACCAAGGAGGCTGTCGAAGATGCCAACCGTATGCTGCCCGCGCGGGTCGGTAAGGACGTCGGGATACTGGAACTCGATGGCGCGGACCCAGTCTGGCTTTTGCGGCGCCTGCTGCTGCGGAGCCGGCATGTTCTTCTGCTGGGCGGCAACGATGGCGCGGGCCTTCATCTCGGCCTTGACGTCCATCACCGCCTCTAGATTGCGGTGGTACTCCTCGAGATCCTGCTTCCCGAGGGCGGTGCCGGCCTGCCTTCGCAGTTCGTCCAGCTTGTCGCGAAGGTCGACCGGCGCTTCTTCTCTCCCACCATCTCGGCCGGCAGGCATGCGCTGCATCTGCTCGAGGATGCCTTGCATGCGAGCCTGCGCCTCGCGGGTCTGGGCGAGCTCTTGCCGCAGCCGTTCCGCCTCCTGAGCGCGCGCAGTCCGGTCGGATTCGAGCGCCGCCATCCGCTCTTCACGCTCCTGCTGCTCCTTCTTGCGGCGGGACAGGCGGACGGTGACCTGCTGCTCGCCTTCATCCTCGGCTCCGGCATCCTGACCGCCCTCGGCGGCCTCGACTTCGGCGACCACTTCCTCGGGAAGCTCGGAATCCTTGGCGGCTTCTTTCGAGAGTGCCATTTACGCAACCTCCTTCGTATCGCTCTTTCTCAGAGACTCTTCAAGCGCTTGGCCGACAGTGAACTCTTGTTCCTCGAAGAATCGGTGACGTGTCACGCCGTCGCTCTCCTGGTGCAGGTCGATACCGAGCTTGCCGGCCATGATCTTGTCGCAAAGCTCGACGGACCCGTAGATGTCCTTGACGTTGATGATCTCGACGCGTTCGAACTTCACGCCGCCGTCAGGGCGCCACTCCCACGCGACGCCGCTGTACTTGCCAATGCACACCGTGTCGCCGATGCCGATGCAGGCGTCGCGTAGCACGTCCATCGCCAGCGGACCGGCCGCGATGACCGTGGCGTAGAGACTGACCGCCTTTTCGGTGCCGGGGATGACGATGCCGCCAACCATCTCCTCGGCGCTCTCTAGCTTCTCGACGACCACGCGGTCTCCGGTCGGGTAGAGAGGAATCTTCGCGCCGCTGCGGACTACCGGGTTATTGAGCGTCGGTTTGACCATGTTTTCTCACCTTCTTGAGTCGTGGGTCTACGAACGTGTTGTCGGTGGTCACGTAGTCCTCGCGAACGCGGGACGCCGTGCAGTCCTCGAACAAAGCGGTAATGGCGTCTACTGCGCCAGCGGCTGCCGTTGCGGCGGACTCCGACCGCAGTGCGCGCTCGATGCACTCAGCTTGGCGGCGGTGCCCCACCTCCGACAGGTGGCGGAGGAACAGGACCGTTACCGGGTCCTCCCGCCATCGGGACAGGTCCGCCTCCGACAGGTGGAGGAACGTTAACTGGTCCTGGGGGTTGTCCATTCGCGTGCTCCTGTTTCATCGCTTCGCCGATGTGGTTGCGGCCGTGCTGCTCGAAGGCCTGCTGCTGCTCTGGCGTCATGGCCTGGTACTCGGGCGACGCCTTGAACGTCGCCATCTCTTCGAGGTGCTGGCGATGGTTGTCTTGCTGGTTTACCTGCGGCTGCTTGCCCTGGAGGAAATCCGCGTTCTCCTGCGTCTGAGGGACTGGGGGAGGAGGTGGGGGCGGATTCGGCGCGAGAAGAGGGATGATGTCGGCCATGTCGCGGGCGTGCAGTTCTCGCTCGGTCAGGGCGCGGATGACGTTCGGGTTCTGCGCCAGAATCGGATTCTGCATCGCCATCTGCATCGCCTCGGCGGCGTCGTTGATACGCTGCGAGCGGGACGTGACGCGCGGATCTGCCGCGGGGAACACGCGCTGATCGGCGATGAAGTCGGCGCGCGAGACCTGGATGTTCGTCGGCTGACCGTCCTTGCCTAGGACGCTCTGCTGGTCGCCTTCTGGCAGGAATACCGACAGGAGACGCCAGATCATGTCCACGTCGTTCTTCATGTACGAGATGACGCGCGACCCTAGTACGTTGATTTGCTTCTGCGCGTTCTCGTTTCGCAGCATGGCGGCGCGGGCGGTCTCGTTCGAGCCGATGGGCTCGCCGCTGAGCGTGTCTCCTGAGCCTGCCGAGCGCTGCGCCCACTGCTCGATCATCCCGGCGATCTCCATCATCGTCGGGTCGGCAGGAATCGCCGGCATGGGCTGCAAGCCGTCCTTCATCGCGGCCGGCGGGGCGTCGATCTCGATGAACTGGCCGGGTTGGAGCGTCAGGGCGCCGCGGTTGAAGCGAAGCTGACGCGATACGAATCCGCCGCGAGCGTTGTTTACGGTCCCGCGGTCGATGGACTGGTTGACGATGGTGTTCATCGCCTCGTTCAGGGGGCCGCAGATGTCGCCGTAACCGAGGCCGTAGAATCCCTCGCTCGGGAAGGCCCGATAGTGCGTGAAAAACGTCACTTCGCGCACGCGGACAGGCTTAGGCTCGGGCGGAACAGGCGGAGGCTTCGGAATCGGGATGAGTTGGCCCGTCATCGGGTCCGCCTGGACGCCGTTGGAGTCGATGAACTGCTGGAGTGCCTGGCGAGCGGCGTCTACTGCCGCCTTCTCCTTGTCGAAACGCTGCTGATCCTTCGGATCTGGCTCCTCGCGCAGTACGAGACGCAAAAGCCGCTCGCTCTCGGCGTCGACCCAGGCGATAACGGCGTGCGGCTTGCCGTCGAACGACGGGTGCTTGTCCGGGGCGTTCGGCATCTTCAGCCAGCGGATGTGCATCTCGAGCACTTCGCGCTCGTCGTCCTCGATCGTCGAGAAACCGGGCTTGTCCATGCCCGAAATCTCGTTGATCGTCTCCTGCATCTCTGAGTTCTTGCCTTCGGACGCCGGGACCGCCTTGATTTCCTCGGTGCCGTAGAAGAAACCCTCGGCGCCCTTCTCCATCAGGTCGTAGTAGGTCATCCAGCGGATGCGCGTGTAGCGCGGAACCCCCTTCATCTGCGGAGACTTCGACTTGGCGCCGAACGGGACGACCATGTCCGCCGCCGAGATGCACTCAGGCTGCGGATAGCCTTCCTCTTCGTTCCACATGTAGCTCATAAATGCCGATCCGTAGAGCGCCATCTGGAATAGAAGCTCGTCGTAGATCTGGATGAAGCCTGGTATCTCGTGCCGGCACAGGTAGTTCAGCTTGAGTTCTGTGCGGTTGGCGCGGTCGAGCTCTTCGGGGCGCTGGTCAAGCGGCAGCGAGTGGAAAAGCTCGCCCTTGGCCGGCAAAATCATGTCGAACAGCCGGCCCTGAATCTGGAGGACCGTGTACTCGACGAGCGGCACGTTGACGTTGGCGGCGCGGTCGAACGGCCACGTCTTAGCCTTCATTACGGACGAGTAGAGCTCTGCCCACCGCTTGAGCCGCTCCATGTGCTTCGATCCCGACTCGACGTCGGCCGTGAAGTCGGTCACCACGCGCTGGGCAATACGGTCGGCCTCGCCCTTCGGCAGGAACTCGACGAGGTTGATTGACTCCGGCGGACCGTCCGGTGGAGCTGCGGCGGGGGCAGCTTCTTCGCCTGGCTCGTCGAGGCGCACCGACACGGTCTCGTCGCCGTTCTCCTCGTCGCCCATCTCGGGCGTCAGCGGCCCACCGGTAAGGTCGTTCACTTCTTCTTCACCGGTCTCGGGGTCGGGTCTTCCGAGGCGATCTTGATCGGCCGAATCTCAATGGTCGAGCAGCCGCCCGTGGCAACCCAACGGTCGCGCTCCGTGGCGGCGTCTTCCATGCGCTCGTACGGCCCGAAAATCTTCTCACCCTCGCCGTTAACAACTCTCACGTCGTACATGGTCCCTCCCTAGTAGCCGGTCGTAGGGTTCCGAGCACCCTTGATGTCGGAGTGAAGCTTTCGAGCGGCGATGAGCTGCTCCCACGCGTCCATTTCGGATCTTCCACCGTCGCCTGGCTCGCCGTAGCGAGACATCGGCCGTGACATGCACCCGTAGCGGAGCGCATCTGCCGCGTGGTCTTCCTGCTTGCTGTCGATGTCGTCGATGTCCTCGGCCTTGGCAATGAGGTTCGGAAGCGTGCTGATTAGGTTGCGGCAGTTGCGGAAGATGCGCAGGCCAGGCGTCTTTCCAGCTGGTCCGCTCCGCTCCATCAGCCGGCGACGGATCTCGGTCCAGCCCAGCTTGCGCTCCTTGTCGGCGTCGAACCACGAGATGCCCATCTCAATCATGGCCTCGGTCGGCGTAGGCCCCTCGGCGCCGTAGCTCTGCCGGCCCTGGTGGTCCATGTAGCCGTGCAGCTTCGAGAAGCCCTTGGAGTCGGTCCACCCCCACGCCTCTTCGATCTCGAGAATCTTCTTCCCGAAGATGGTCCCGGTCTGGCCTGGCCCGTACAGCTCCTCGACGACCACCAGGTTGCTGTCGTTGTCGATAGCGATCCACAGACAGCAGGCAGGAGCACGTGAGCCCCAGTCGGCGGCGCGGAACACTTCCCAGTTCTTCGGGATCTCGAACGGGTCGCAGACGTGAATTCGCGGGTCGAACACGTCGCCGAAGAACGAGCCGGGGACGACGTCCCAGTCGCCGTAAAGGAAGGCGCGCTGGTAGTGGTCCGGCATCAGCAGAAGCTGCGCCTCGTACTCCGGTGGCATGTGCGGGTTGTCACGCAGCAGCGCCGGCACCCAAACGCGCTCAAGCGTCCGCGGCCCCTGCGACGTGGTCACCGTCTCGCTGATGATCTTGAAACCCTGCTTGCAAGGGTCGTAGAACCGCTCTTTAACCCAGCCTACGTGGCGGCCCATCGGGTTGCAGGTGTTACGGACACGGTGGAGCGGCTGTAGATGCGGATCTGCACTACGAACGCGCATCTTGAGGAAGTCGTACTGGTACTTTGGGATTTCCTCGAGTTGGTCGAATCCGAGCCAGGTGAATTGACGGCCCTGGTAGTTCTGCTCGTCGCTCGGCCCTTCGAGGTGCCCAACCTCGAACGTGTAGCCGCATGAGAACTTGAAGGCGTGCTCGTTTTCCCGCCACGAAACACCGGAGTCGATCTGCGGGAACACCTCTTGCTGCTGGCGTATGATGTCCCGGAGTCGCGGGAACTCCTTCCTCACGAGCAAGGCATTCCCAAGCGACTTCCTGCCTGTCTCGCGCCACTTCTTCGTCGCAACTTCGAGTTGTGGGATGAAGTCCATGCGCAGGAAGTCGGTTTTCCCGCCGCCGACGCCACCGCCGTACAGGAGCTCGAACACCGGACACGACAGGGCAAGGGCCTGTTTCGGAGTCGGCTTCCAAATGGCCTCCGAAATCACGGCGCCGTCCTCTCGCAGTCGCACCGTCCGCGACGGGAGCAGTACCTAAGGTGCCTGGCGTCCCAGAATCCGGCGTCCTCGGCGACGGTCATATCGACAAGCATCTTTTTCATCGCCGCTCGAAGCACCGGCCATCTCACCGTGACGAGCTTCCGGCCTCTGCGGTTCAGCCTGCCGCAGTGGATGACATGAACTTGTCGACGGCGAGTGGCTCTCACGACTTCTTCGGCTCCTCGATGGTCGCCTCGATGAGCTTCGGCTGCTGCGAGTCCTTTACGGCCTGCAACCACGCCTCATTCGTCGGCGCCTGGCCCATGATGAGCACGTTAAGGGTCGTCCCAGGACCTTCCTGCTTGTCGATCTCGCGCCGTACGCTGTCCACGCCGAACTGCATGGCCGCGTGGAGGTAGAAAGGCGCCTCCATCTTCGGCAACATCGCGTCCTTCTCGACTCGATCGGGCTCTTTCGAGGCCACCGACAGCACCCGGCGCATGATCTTGAGCGCGTCGAGGCGAGTCCGCTCGCTCATGCGAGCAACCTTGGCAGCCCGGTCGCCGTAGGACTTAGCCGCCACGCTTCTTTGCCTCCCGAAGCGCCTTACGGTCGTCGCGCAGCGCCTTGTGGTCGGCCACCTCCTGCGCGTTCCACCAGATTTGGCCGCCACGCTTGAGGTGCCTGAGCAGCGACTTCTTCTTCAGCATGTCGGCCGGCGCCATCTCAAGCACCTGAGCGGCTTCCTTCGTCGTGATGTAGCCAGCCGGCCGCTTCGGGGGGTTGCGCTGCCAGTAAAGGCGCTCCTCGTGATAGGCGTCCCGGGCGAGCGGGGGAGGGCCGTAACCCATCAGGTCAGCTCCCATTCGGAGAACAGGCGGTCGATTCCTCCGGCCTCTTGCAAAAGCACCGAAGAGAATGGCATCGGGCAGCCCTTGCCGTCTTTCCGCTTCCACATCCCGCCGTATCCATCTGGGCGAGTAGCCGCGGAGGCCAACTCCTGCATGCGGACGCGCACCATGATTCCGATACGGATGTCCTCCGACATGCATCCGTCCATCAGCCCGCCTCCCCTAAGTACATGTCGGCCAAGTCACTCGGCGGAACGAACCCGAAGCCGCTCCATCCAAGCGCGTGCGCCGACCTTGACCAGCAAAGGGCCACCGCAACGGCCCACGCGGACCGTCCTTGACCGCGAAGCCCGGCGCTGACGAGGCCTCTCAGGGCATCAGTGAAAGCCGCGTCCTCCGAGCGCCGGCACTCCAGGTCGCGCTCGATTGCGCGTCCCAGGAAACGGAAGAACATGGCGTTGTCGCCCTTGCTTCCCATTATCCGCGCGGCCTCGGTTGCGAAAGACCAAGGACCAGGCAGATAAGCATGGCTGCCGAGATGAGCAGCACCGGGTGCGCCTCGGCGAAGCTCATTCGACGAACTCCGCTATGCCGGGCTCGCCCTTATCCCGCCGGTGGTCGCCAATGAGCAGGCGGACCATCCCGTACTTGACCCCGCCGGCACGAGTAACAGACGAGTACGCCGTATAGAACTCGTGAGCGGCTCGGCACTTCACGCAGCCCCAGATGTCGCCGTCCTCGAGACGGTCAATGCACAGGACGTTGTCGCACCCATCGCGTAAACACGGCTGGCGGTACCCCTCGCCCCACACGATCGGCGGCAGGACGCGCGTATTCGGCTGAGACGACTCAGGCACTGGGCACCACCTGCTGCTGCGCCTTGGCCTTCTTGCGAGCCCGGTAGCGCGCCCACACCGACCGCGTCTTGTCCCGCGGGCAGTCCGGCTTGCACCCGCGCTTCGGGTTCTGTCCGCAGTCAGCGCAGTTAGCCACTGCCGAGATGGTGACCCGCGCGTAGCGCTACGTCAAGTGTATTGTATGGTATCGCAACGTATGGTCACATATGGTCACGCCATGTAGCGCAGTGTGAAGAAGTGTTAAGCACGTGCAAAGGTGGTCTGGAAGCGTTGCGTATGACGCGCTGATTGTGATAACGGGTTACTAGTACTTGTCTAACCGAAGCGACCTTCAGCGCGCTTTCCGGATCCGGAGGAAGAGAGCTTGGCTTCGAATCGGACCTCGGCCAAGCGCACCGGCCGCCGAATCATCGTTTCGGACGCCGTCAGTGCTCGAGCTCCTCTCCTCGACCGACGGCCTCCACCTGTGCCGGCTAGGCTTGCATCGGAGCCACCGCGAGTAGCGTGGTCCGTCTTCGCCGTTGAGCCGGACGGCAAGTACCGCCGCGTCGAGACCGGCCACTCGGCGCAGAAGGCGCTCGACCGCGCACGCCAGCTTTGGGCCGGCGAACAAGACCGCGACGGCCCGCTGGCCTACGCCGCTGGACTGTGGCGACCCGCAACCGAGCTCGCAGAACAGGAGGTCCGCGAGGTCAACCGCTGGATCCTCGACGGCCGCCCGAAGCCGTGGGACTACGACTGAATCGCTACACGTGAACCGCAGTGGTGAATTTTCGTGGGGGGATGTGTACACCATCGCAAGCCACCCCCAGGCTTTTGGGGGTCCGGGTTCGGCCGGTCGGCCAGGTCCAGCGCCACGGCAGGCCTGGTAGCACGGGCCACGTAGCACGACAGTCCTGCGCACGTGTGGCGCGCTGACACACTGAACAGTGCCGTAAGATATATACGAGTGATTATAACTTGACAAGGCCGCACGATTCATGGGACATGTTGAGACATGGCAAATCAAACAGCGGTCGCGTTACTTCGGGTTTCCACCCCTGACCAGAAGCTGGGGTTGGAAGCGCAAGAGGCTGACATCCGACGATTCGCCGCTGAGCGCGGGATTGACGTCCTTTCATGGCATTCAGAAACCGTCTCTGGCGGCTCGAGCATGACCGAGCGTCACGCCCTAGTAGCAGCCATCGCGGCGGTCGAACGTCTCGGGGCCAAGCACCTCATCGTCTCCAAGCGGGACAGATTGGCCCGTGACCCACTGGTCGCCATCCTGACCGAACGCAAGCTGGGCGAAGTGGGCGCCACGCTGCTAGCCGCTGATGGCAACAACGAGCAGGACCCAGGCTCCAAGCTGCTTCGTCATATCCTGGATGGCGTCGCCGAGTTCGAGCGCTGCATGATCGGCATCAGGACCAAGGCTGCCCTTGCGGCGCTGTCAGCCCAAGGCAAGACGCTTGGTCGGCCAATGGGCAAGAAGGACGACCCATCGAAGCCTCGCAGGCAGCGTAGCGACAAGGGCAAGGCCCGTGGACCTCAGAAGCACCCCAACCCGTCGCCTCGCGACCGAAGCCTAAAATGGACGCGAATCAGCGCACCTACGAGCTAAATAAACGGGTGTTTATTATCTCTACTGGGGCAAATCTCCCCAGTGCGGGGCAAAATGCCTCATTTAGCGACACGTCACAAACAGCCCGATCCGCTCTCCAGCTGGCCATGGCGATGAGTGCATGAAGTGCTCGACTCCCTTGCATAGGTACCGCTCGCCGTCTATCGCGACCTCCTTGCCGATGAGGTGTGCGAAGTTCTTGGTGTCGCGGTCCAGTGTAACAAGAGCGGTGCGCCCGCGACCGGCGATGACGTACCACTCCGCTCCTGTGAATGTCGGGACACCGCTGCTCTCGTCGCTCATACGCACCCCTCTTGATTGCAAGTTTACGTCATGTGCGGCCGATCGGAGGCTCGTCGCTGGCGGGGGACGTGGTCGGCCTTGGCTCGTCACTCGTCCACTTGCATGCTCTGCACGCAGCGGAGCCGCCGAGCTCCGCATGCTCAGGGCACGGCTCGCATCGCATCGTCTCGCAGCGTTGCATGTGCCTGTCCCACGCCGTGCGCCACTTCTCGAAGAACTCGTCAGGCGTTACGTTTCCTCCTCGTCCTATCTGCGACCTTGGTGCACGTAGCGCATTCCCCTATGTACGGCACGGCCCACGCCTGCTTCGGTTTCTCCTGCCTGAGCCTAGCCTCTTCGCTATGCTCGTCCCAGTGCCTGTCGCAGTCGTCACAGATCGGGCCTCGCGTGGCCCCGTCGTCGTGCGACCAGAACTCGTCACACGCTTTCACGGCCGCCCCGCAATCTCCCAGCACACCTCGCGGCACTTCCCGAGATGGCCTGGGCGCAGGTTGCAGGTGGCGACGACCGTGCCGTCGGCTGTCTTGATGGGCGCGCCGCACGTTGGTTCGGGTGTCATCGCTTGGCCTCGGGAAGCGCGTCGAACTCGTGGTTCCACTCTCCACGCTCCCGCATGCGCTGTTCGACGCGCGACCACGGACGCTGGTTCCGTCTCCTGCACGCCCAGAGCAGCGGACCGTCGTATCCGTACTGCTTCCAGGCGACGTAGACGGCCTCAATCTGGTCGGCAGGCAGCGGCTCGGAGTCAGCGCAAGCCGGCGCGAACATGTCGTTGCAGTTGACCCAGATGGTCGCCTGTCCGGTGCTGCCGCCGTCGACGGTGAAGAATGGGCCGTTATCGGTCCCAATGAACAGCAATCCTCGTCCGTCTCGCAGCATCTCGGCGAGCATGATCTCGTCTTCAAGGTCGCTCATCGTCCCTCCCTCGTTGCCTGAACCATCGCCAAGAACTCGCGCCTGTTCCTTCGCCTGTGCATAACCTTGTCGAGCCGGTCCTTGCAGTCCTGGCACGTCACGTTACCGATGGCCCGTGCGAACGGCAGCATGGCGCCGCGCTGGCCGCACATGGCGACGTCGATGTCCGGTCCGTTGCGGTAGTGGCGCGGGCCTGGGCGAGGGGTGGTCATGACCGCACCCACGCTTCCAGTGCCTGGCGCAGCAAGTATCCGAGCCCGAATGCGACGACTACCGCCCACGTCGTAACCGACAGCTTCACCGCAACGCCCATGGAAAGCTGGGCCGCTTCCCTCGACGTGATGTGACCTGCTGCGTGCTCGCGAGTGATGATGCTCATGATCTTGAGTTCTCTGGCCTGGTCTTCCCTCATGACGCCACCTTCGCCCGGCACTTCGAGCACTCATACAGGCTGTGGTCGTCGCAGAGATGCGCCCCATACCTTTTAAGCCATCTCAGAGCCCGGAAGTCTCGACTCTCTTGGCTATCGTCGTGGTCGACGTTGATGATTTCGTCGGCTTCCTCCAGCAGTGACACGGCCTCGGTCAGGCTGATTCGCAGGCGCCCCCTGTCCTTGCTCTGGAAGTCGAGCCGCTCGCGAAAGGTGGCGTTCTCCTCGCGCATTTCTTCCCTCGCTCGCCTCGCGATTAGCTCGAACGCTGAGATCGACTTCCTGCAAATGGCGCACTCGTCCCGTTCCTCGCCCTTGGCGCACAGGATGCCGTCGAGGATCCTCTCCCCGTCGTCGCCAAGTAGTTCCAAAGCAGTCTTCATCGTTTCCTCCTCCTCTTCGACCTATCCCTGAACCACGACCCATCCGCGGCCTTGACCCACGGGCCGAACTCGCGGGCCAGCGCCTCGGTCGTGTTGGCGCGCATGAACGCGGCGTGCTCGATGGCGTGGCGCTCGTCGATGGTCATCACTTGTCGCGGCTCTTCGTAGGCGTTCCAGTCGCCCACGAACAGCGCCTTGCCATTCGCTTGCGTGCGCATCGGCTCCGTGCGCTGCGGACCGACTCGCGTGAAACCATTCGCGCGCTTGGCCTTCACGCCTGGGCCTTTACGACTTTGCGCACCCAGTTCTCGTGCGCGATATCCTCCCGCCTCCGCTTCACCGTCGTCTCGTCGGCCGCGGTGTCGTCGTCGATGAGCGCGTAGAGGCGGCGCTCGCGGATGGCTCCCTTGGCGCATAGCACGTCCGACAGTGTGTCATCGCTCCATCCCGCAGATACCCAGTCGAACGGGCTCGTCGGCCGAAGCAGGCATCCGTTGCACACGCCTGGCTCGTCATCGCTCCGTAGCAAAACGACGCGCTCGTTCCTTCCGGACGTCACGCACGGCCGCAGCTCGACCGTCATCCCAGCGCTCAACTGCGCCTCATCCGTCACCAGCTTCCACGGGTCGCGCGTCATGGCTGTCCATCCTCTGCCTTGCTGCCAGGCTTGTGCTCGTATGCGCTAGGCCGGTCTGGGCCGATGGTCTGCTTTCCATCCTCGGTCGGCTCGAATTCCTTCGTCAGTGCGTCGCAAACGAGAGAGCACTCCGAAAGCTGACGCTCTGTTGAATTCCAGCAGATTCCAAACACCCCGTCCTTGCTATCCCTCATGGCGCGATGGACCCTTTCGCGGGCGGTCATCTTCGGCGCCGCCTCCCCCGCCAGCCCGGCGAGCGCCAGGCGTTCGAGGTACTGCAAGCCGCGGATGTTGCGGTGACAAGAATGCAGCGCGTGGTCGCACTCGTCGGCATCGGAGCAGTCCCGCGCCGCCCGTACGTCCGCGAGCAACCGGCGAAGTGCGTCCGCGGCGGTCATGACGGCTCCGTCGGCAGCGCGCGTATTGTCCTAATCGCGATGCGCACGCGCCTGAGCGCTTCGCTAGCATCAACGTAATCTCTCAGGTCATCCTTGATTCGCTCCGCGGCTGCGTCGATCTCGTCGTACGCCTCTTCCCGCGCGCGACGGGCGACCAGTTCAAGCAGTCGCACCCACCCTTCCGATGTATGCGTCGCCTCGCTCGACAGTGGCCGCGCCGCGTGTACCCGAATCATGCCAACGTAAGCTTCGTCCCCCAGCAACTCCAGCGCAGTCTTCATAGTCCTGCCTCGCGTAGCTCATCCGCGATCCACGCGGGCGCCGCAAGACCTAGGTCGAGCAGCCGTTTCGCCGCATCCGCGACTTTGCGCAGCGCCAGCAGCTCTTCGATGACGGCGTCGACCTTGGCATACTCGGGCGCCGACAGACCGAGGTGTTCTTTCACGTACGCCAAGTCCTCGTTCGTCACGCGCGTCATCGCTTCGTCTCCCTGATCATCATGACAAGCATTCGAATCCCTTCGCGCAAGCTATCGTGAGACTCCAATACCAATAGCCTGTCGCCTTCTACGCGTGGCAATGCGCATGCCTCAAACAACCACTTCACGTATTGCCCGCGTGTAATCCTACGACCTGGGTGCATAGGCTTACCTAGCCAAGCAGTGTCGTCGCTCATCGCTCCAGCTCCTCCTGCCAAATCAGACTGCGTATCTCAGCGATCTGTTCGTGGCCGATGTGATTCGGCCTGCAATACGATATGTAGCGAAGATCAGACACTAGTTTGGACCATGAATTAGATAGTTCTCTCTCGATGTTCCACGCCGCCTCTGATTCGTACACACGCGTCGAACGATTGCCATCTGTGCGCATTGTTCCCAGATTCACGCGCGGAGCCCAAGTCTCTTTCATTGTTGCCCATGTTCTTCCAACCCTGGCTACCTCGTACGTGCGGCCCGTGGAGCCGATATGCTCCGGAGGAACGAACACCTTATCGCCTGCCTTCATCGCTCCAGCTCCTCGAAGTCGGGCATGTTGTCGTAGTCGGCACCGTCGAGCGCGAGGCTTTCGGCGATGGAAGCGCGCACGAAGAAGTTGCACAGTCCGCCGGCCCCGTCTAGCGCTTCGCACATTTCGTCGCAGTCATGGGTCTTTGCATCCACTTGCTCCCGCTGGTGCCGAGCCGCCTCCATGAACAGCCGCCGCTCGTCGTCGGTGGGCGGCGTCCACTCGATTTCGAAATCTCCGCTTGGCCAATCCACCGCCGTCGGATCTGCGGGGTGGATATGATTCTTGCCGTCTGAACAGATAATCAGACATCCGGTGACGGCGGTGATTCTCTTGGTCTCATCGTCGTTGAACCGTACCTGCATGCCGACGCGCGGCGGGATGTCCTTGCTCGATTTCATCGGTTCACTCCTCTTCGATGCGGCGAGCGCTGACTCAAACTGCCACTTCCCGTAACCGCCGCCGTAGTTCATGGCTTCCTTTCAGTCAATCGGTGCGTTGCTGTCCGAGATCCACCTGAACCCATCGCCGCCGCAGTTGCGGCACGGCTCACCCGAGTTTCTTCCGTGCCCTCCCCGGCCGTGGCACATGGCGCACATCTGTCGCCCTGGGACACGCGGCGAGTTGACCCACTTCACGGCCGGCCCAGGAGGCATCCTGTAGACCAGGGCCTTCGGTCGAATCATCGGACGGTGCTTGACAGTGCTCATTCGTCGTCCTCCCCTGGAACGCGGTCGCGAGCTCGCTTGAGTTCAGGCTCGACAACCACGCACATCGGCGTCGAGTAGCCGTGCGAGCACTTCGAACCGGCCGCGACGTCGACGAGTTCAGGGTGAATCGCCAGGCAGTCGCGCCACGCTTGCGCCTGGACGAGCCAGTGGCGGCGGTCGGACTTGTGGCGATGGACCTGGTCACGCCAGTACCGAACCTGCTCCCTGCGGCGCTCTATTTCTAGCTTTCCCAGCTGCTCGGTCCATTCCCGCTCGGCGTCGTGGGCCTCGAGTAGTTTCTGCTCGGCGATCGGGAGCTGGCGCTCTGAGTCGATGAGGTTGGCCCGAATTGCGGCCGGCATCTCGTGGCACATCGTCAGCGCGGTTCTTGTCACTGGAAGCACACTATGGATTTCCAAGTTTCTTTCTCCTTATCGCCGCGATGTCTGGCGGTTCTACGTACACGTCGGAAACGCGCGTTCCGTTCAGCGCCTTGACGTGACGACACTCGGGGCACGTATCACGCGGGAAGTTACTGGCCTTGCCGTTGTTGCGCTGCGTCTTGTGCCATCCGCAGTAGTCTCCTGTCGCTACCGGAGCGTCAGCCTTCTTCTCAACCCGCAGGCCGTTGAACCGAGCCACGAAGAACACGAATGGGTGGCGTTCCTTGGCAACCTGGTCCCCGAGTGCCAGGAACTCGGTAAACATCAAGCCAGCGCGAAGCTGCGCAGCCTGGCGCTCGGTTACAGGCAGTGCCTCGAGTACGTCCGAGAGCGTAGTGACAGCCTTGCCGTCAGCGCCCCCCCTGCCGTAGAAGCCGCCGTACCTGGCTCCCCATGCATCGGCGAACCTCTTCCGCCAGTCCTCTGCCGACCAAACCTTTCCTGCCGGCGCTGGCTCCGGAGTCTGTGTCTTGTCTGCTTTTGGTTCTGATTCTGTATCTGATTCTGATTGTGGCACTTTTGCCACTGTCGGTAATGGCTGGTTACGATCGTTTACGCTGGCACTACGATCGGTTACGTCGTCCTTACGCGTCGACCTGTAAGCCCGCATGTACGCGGCCTTCTTCGCCTTCTGGTCCTCTGCACTCATGCGGTCGCGGTACTTGCCGTGGTTGATGAGCTGCCACCCGCCATCGACGGCGACCAGTCTGCGCCCGTCATGGTCCTTCGTGCGGCTATCTGGATCTGGGCTCATGAGCACTTTCAGCGCGTCATCGCAGAGACTTCGAGACACGCGGGCTAGGTCTGCCAGGCCGGGCACAGACGCCTCGACCACTCCGTACTTGTCAGCGAGGGCCAGCATGGTCACCCAAACCAGCCTGACGTGGTCACTCTCGCGCCAGATTGTGGAAGTTACGATACTTGAGAACAGCTTTGTGTAACCGCTCATGTAATCGCAAAATGCTACCGTAAGTGTTACGCCTTGGTCAAGAAAAAAAGATCCACCTACGTAACTGCGCAGTGTGGGTATCGTATCGCGTCGTTCTGACTAGGGAGCGTTCGGTAACGTCCGTACTGACCTGGCGATGGTCAGGAGTAGGTCACGGAACGGCAGCGGCGTGGCTGCGCGCTGTCGCTTCGACAGATGCTCGAGCGGTCGCTTACCTGGCATTGGGCCAAAGAACAGCTCCGGTAGCAACTTTGGATCAGGAGCCTGAGCGTATAGCCACGTCGACTTCTGAGCTTCGTGGCCGTAAGCGGACTGGTCTACTTGGCACGTCCACCCTGACTGGTTGTCTGACCCCGTCCATCCGAAGATACTCACCGGTGGTCTCAGTCCGAACCTCTTCCATGCTCTGCTGCCGGCTGGGTGCTCGAGCACTCCTCCCCATCTACGAACGGCATGTAAAGCGAAAGCGAAGCAATCGCCGTCGTCTCCTAGTTCAAATCTGCGCGCCCCGGACGGAGAGCCGAACCAGTAGTTTCCCCATCGTGCGCACGGCGGATGCGCGACCACCGGAAACGGCCCCGCATACTTCCTGGCGTCGCGCTCCTCATCCCACGGATCGACGTCTTCCAGGTTCCAATACACACCGCCACGTTGGACGAACAGCGCCGCGACCTTCACGCGCCGCACCTTGGGCACACGCCGCTACCGAACAGGAAGAAGCTGTGACGGCACGCGTAGCACTTGACGAGAGCGATGCGGATCATGGTCGCCTCAACCTGTACGAGAACGACCGGTCATCGCGGCCACGCTCCATGACTCCGGGACCGAGTTCGTCAGCCGTCTCGAGCAACTGCGCCGCGAGTTCATGCGCCTGGTCGCGAGACAGCGTGACGCTGATGCTTCCAGGCGTTGGCCGCTCGCCGCCTACGAACACGGCCAGGTAGCAGCCGTCTCCGTGCCGATCGAACACGTCGACGCGGTGAATGGTGAGCCCGCCGATCTTGTCGTTGACGTTGATGGCCATGGTCAAGCCGCTGGCTTCTTGCCCTTCGGAAGCGTCGCCGCGTCCTTGTTCGACCAGCCGTACTTGATGCGCTCCTTGAGTGCACCGACGGTGATGCCGCAGTCGCGCGCCCATGCCTCCATCGGCCGTAGCACGCCGTCGACTTCGAGTATGTCGACCAGCCGAAGATGCGACGGGAACAGCTCGCACGCGTTCTTCTGGTCCATCGATTCGACGGTGACGCGCTTCTTGTCCGTCTTGTACTTCGAGACGCGAACGACCCGTAGAGGTTCCCCCGGCTTGAATGGAATAAGCGGGTGCGCCTTCTTCTCTTTGAGCGTGACAATGCTTTCCGGTGCTATTCCCATGGTTGCCTCACCTTCCCGTTGAACCAAAGGCGCCAGTCCCCCGCGCCGTCTCGCTAAGCTGCTCGACGCGTACCAGCTCGACGCGCTCGACCGGCGCGATTACGAGCTGGGCTATGCGGTCGCCTGGTACTATGTAAACTACGCCGATGCGACTAACGTTCGTAAGCACCGCGGAAATCTCGCCGCGGTAATCGGAATCGATGGTTCCGTCGTGAAGCAAGACGCCTTCAAGTGACCTTGACGATCTGGGGCGAAGCTGGCCTTCGTAGCCTGTCGGTATCTCGACTGCAATCCCAAGCGGCATTCTCACGGTGGCGCCCGGGTGGATGACCATGGGAAGCCTTGCGCACAGGTCGATTCCGGACGCGCCGGCCGTTTGGTACGCGGGTGGCGGCATGCCGGCGAGCAGCTTGTAGCGGAGGGTCGTCATCGACGTGCCTTCGCCTTCGTGAGAGCGCCACGAAGCGCAGCCATTGACCGGCGCATGGCCTCTATGTTCTCGATTCGCTCGTCAGCACGCCTATCGGCGCAGTACGGGCACGTGTACGAGATGCCGCGTTCTGTGGCGCAGAACCTGCCGCATTCGTAGCATCGGCGTTCGTCCAACTCGATGTTGCGCGTAATGGTCATGGCCAACCCTTCATCACCAGCACGGCCAGCATGCCGAGCATCACGGCCAGTAGATTCAGCCAGCGGACGGGTCGGATGATGGTCATGTGGTCGGCCTCCAGTCGCCGCCGGCCAAGAGCCTGGCGAACGTCGTGCTCGGGTTGTCGTTGATGTACAGCTTCGGGTTGCGCGCCTTGCCGTTGAGCAGGACGTGTATCGTCGAATGGTCGCGGTTCATGGCGCGGCCGATCTCGGGGTAGCTCATGCCCATGCCACGAAGGACCGAGGCTATCTCGAAGCGGACCTTGTGCATGAACTTGCTGCGCTGTTTGCCGTGTACCTTGTACACCTGGACGCCGTGCAGCAGGGCGACCTGCCTGACGACTTCGTGCGCTGTTGCTCGCGTCAAAACGGCACGTCCTCGTCGGAGATGGGAGGCGGAGGCGCATCGTCTGACTTTCCTCCGGCCGATCCTTCACCCTTCGCGCCGCCGAGGAACACGACCTTCTCGGCGATGACGCCCGTGGCGTAGTGCTTCTGCCCGTCCTTGTCGTAGCTGCGCGTTTGAAGGCGACCCTCGATATAGACCGACCGTCCTTTGGCCAGGTACTTCGAGCAGTTCTCGCCCATGTCCCCCCAGACGGTCACGCGGTGCCATTCGGTCTTTTCCTGCTTCGTGCCGCTCTTGTCCTTCCACGTTTCGGCGGTGGCGACGCGCAGGTTGCAGACAGCCTTGCTCGACGGCGTGTATTTCAACTCTGGGTCGGCTCCGAGGTTGCCGACGATGATGACTTTGTTCACGCTTCCCATGGTCATTCCTTTCGAACAGGGTCAGGCATGTGCATAAGCATGTTGAGCATGTCAGTCGCCTGGCCGATTTGGAGCGCCGCAAGCGAGCTGCACTTGTACGTTGACTGGAGGTACATGACCGTCCGCTCCTTCGGCCAACGGAGGCGCTTGAGCTCGACGCCGATCTCGTTCACCTGCTCCTGAGAGGCGAAGGTGATGAGACCGGCTGGCGGATCGCTCGTGACGTCGGCGATCAGATCCTGCATATGCGGGTCGTGGACGGCCTGCATCTTGCGCTCGAGCTTCTCGATCCAGTGGCCTGCCTGCTCCTTGGTCAGATTCGCAGACGAGTCGGTGCCGTATGCCTTCTGGAGTTCTTCCTTCCACCGCTCGTCGTTCCAGCGACCATCCTTCTTGAGAGCGTGGATCTTGGCGAGCTGAGGCCGCGTTACCTTCGGCTTCTTGGTCACCTCGCCCGTCTTGGCGTCGATTACTTCGACCATGCCGGCCTCGACGGACGCCTCCAGGTCAGCTTCGAGGGTCGCGTCGGGTGCGGAAGCGATAGCCAACGGAGGCGCGGCGGCTGCGACTACCCGATCTTGGCGCTTTCCCTTGGTAGACGGTTCCTCGGCCTGGTCCATCTCAGATGCCGTGTGCAGGCCAGAAAGCTCCTGAGGGAACGCCTTACGAAGCGCAAGAGACTCTGCGCACTTAGCAAGCTGGTTGTCACCGGCGTCGACCCAGAACGATGACGGGGACTTCGGGCAATACGATACCCAGGTTGCCACCCCCCATGTCGGCTCGCGGAACCCACGCCGAAGCACTCCTACCTTTGCCGCTGCCGGCTGCTCCTTGGCAAGCCATACATCGCGCCACACGCCGTCAGGACCGCACCACATCGGCCCAATCTGGCCCTCGTACTCGCCTGTGCGCTGGGCGATGAGTCGGAATCCATCGATCCCGGTTTGGATGGTCATCACCTCCCTGCCAAGCTTCCTGTCCATGCGCTTGACTGCGTAGATTTGTTTGGCGAACGGGTCGAGACCTGTGCGGTTCACCTGCTGGAGAAAGAGCGCCAGCTCGTCGTCGGTGGCGCCGCGGCAGATAGTCCGTTTGATGAGGCCGATCTGCTCCTCGGTAAGACCGCCTGGTCGAATCGCGATAGCCGTCGTCATGTTCAATCACCAGTCCTTCCTGCGTCCAACGCGAACTCCTCGAGCATCCGAACGAGCTGCGCTGGCGGGTTCCCAGCGACGCGCACGTACTGAAGCGCCCGCCGCGCGAAGTAGCCGGCGGAACTGCACTCGCGGTAGTGCTGCGCGATGGCATCCTTGTCCTTGTCGCGGCCCTGCAAGATGTCGAGCTGCCGCTTATCCTCGTCGGTAAGGTCCATGATGATCATGCCGTCCTCAGCCAGTGGCCAATGTGGTTCAGCGCATCGGCGATATCTGGCGCACCGACGTAGATGTCGACGACCTTGCCATCCCGCAACCGCTCGATCGTCCAATAGCCGCTGTGCTTGTAGATGCGCAGGCCGAGCGTGCGCGGATGGTCGGCCTTGAACGCGCCGGTCAGGTCCAGCCTAGCGATGGCGCGACGGGCAACGTCTTCCAGTAGTTCTTCGACGATGCTCACGACCACACCGCCTTGCGGCACATCGCCTCGACCAGCAGGCACTCGACCTCGTCGGCGGTTAGAAGGCTGACGGCGGTACGGTTGTCGACGCCGAGCCAGCAACTGATCAGGCGAACGTAGGACCTCACCGATGCACCTGTTCTTGCGCCGGCTCTTCGACCAGCCGAAGAAGCGAAACGACAGGCCAGTACAGGCCTCGCCCTGGCACCCTCACGACGTACGACTCGTGGTCGCGCGGCGCCCCGGGGTTGAAAATCTTCCCGAAGCCACGGACGGCCATCCTCGGCGGTACAACCGCCGTGACGAAGCCTGACTTGATCGTGCGGTACCCGGCAGACTGCGACTGCCACGTAACCTTGTCTCCAGCCTTGAAAGCCATCACTCCATCCCTTCCGCGGCGCACGGCCGCTCAACCTTGGTAGGCGCCTCGAACTCGTCGACGGGCGCGGACTCGAATCGGACGATTGCTGCGATGAGAGCCGAGATGGGCTCTGGCTCGGGAACAAGCGGTGCGAGCTTCATGGCTCCCATCACGCCACATACCCGTCTGCGGGAGAAAGAATCCGCAGCGACTCATTTCCGTCGTACTCGTCGATCTCGAACCTGGTACCGACGGGAACCCATTCGACCTGAAGGTCGGCAACGCCGCCGTGATACGCGCCCGGGAACAATCGCATTGCGGTCTTCTCTGCTGACCGTCCCGCCAGGATGTCGGCGGCCATCTCGGGACAGAAGACCGCCGCGTCTCCCAAGCCACTGTTCCAGGTTGACCAGCCTGCGCCATATCCTCGCGACACCAGAACAGCTACCTTTCCGTCTCGGATGAGCCTACTCATGACAGTTCCTCCGCGATGTCGGCGCTGATGTCTGGGTCGTGAACGTTTCCGCAGTGCGAGCAGACGCGGTCCCATTCGTACTCGACGCAAGGGCAGTCTCCGCACGGCCCGTCGTCGCCGAGATGCGCAAAAAGCTGGTGGCCGCATTCGCAGCGGGCATCGTGTTCGTTCGTCATGACCTGACAATGCCACCGCTTGCATTCGCAGTCAACTTCTTTTTACGGTCCTTCTTCTTGTGGCCTTTCCAGCGCACCGCGGCACCTGCCTTGCCAATGTCGCTCATCTCCTTGTGCGACAGCTTTTTGGCGCGCATCATCCCGAGAGCCTGCGCGATCACGTTCTTCTGAGGACCGTCTGTTTTTTTCGCCATGCCGCTCATTATCTAGTTGCGCTTGCATCAAGTCAAGGTGTACAAAATAGGTCATGCGACTTTCTCGCTTTGGAAACGGAGGTGGACCATGCAACGGGCCCGGGAAAGCCGGGCACTCGTCGGCGGTAGGGCCGCTGGAGCTCGCCGTCATCGTGTGCGGCGCGTGGGGACTGCTGGCCGGTCCGTTGGACCTGGTCGTCTGGCTGATGGGATGGAAGTGATGGATCTGCCGCATCAATTCACGGGAGCGTCGAAATGCCGCCCGCCATACCGCGGGAAAGAACGCTGGTGCAACGGCCTGAACGAGGTGCTGAGCGACGAGGCAAACGTGGGAGTGCTTCACGTGGTCGCGCTGTGCGTCTTCAAGACAGGGAAGGTCAGAGTGCTCGGCGTCGCCGCCAGGGCGAAGGCAAGCCGAAGCGGGACGCCCGTCATGTTCAATCGGTGCCCGTACTGCGGCGAAGGCATCTTGTTCGCCACGGACAAGGAGAAGGCACAGCCATGAGCGCGCCGAGCAAGGAGGAGATAGCCGTCAGGGTGGCCACTGCCAGGCGACGCATCGGCAGGAATTCAACGGAACCGGTCATCGTCGCCCTCGCCGACGAAATCGAGCGGCTGCGAGCGGAGCAACAACGTCCGATGCCATGGACCGAGGACGAGGTGAAGTCGCTTATAAAGGAGGCCGTCGAGTCGGACCCGAACGGCAAGTGCATTCACTGCGGCGGGACCTTCCCGAAGACCGACCTGTACCACTGGCGAGACTGCATCAGGCACACCGCGAACATCGAGATCGCGAAGCTGCGAGCGGAGCGCGCCGAGTGCTTGGAGTTGCTTGAACGATTTGCCGAGACGCTTGGCTATCCGTATTACGAGCCATCGTCAGAGAACCGGCCCGGCTGGATGGCGCGTCTTTCGGAGTTGCTCACCAAGCGAGGCCAGCCATGACCGCCGACAAGCCCGAGGCGGGACGGACGTGCATTTGCACAGACGAGGCACCGCCGAGGACGTCTAGTTGCAGCCAGGAGGCCGTCGCAGGCAAGTCGTACTGCGAGCGCTGCCTGCGTAGCGACTGCGAACACCACTGGAACCCGTCCCCCCGCCCCGTCGAGCGATGCTCGCGCGAGGAGGCGACGGCGCTGCGGAAGGCGCTGGAGGAGGCGATTGCGACACTGGAAGCGGCGCCGCTCGACGAAGAACTGGTTTGTCCAATGCGCGACGACGAGCCTTGCGGATTCCTGCCGCAGTATCTGCCGTGCTGGAATCACCGGCGCGGCGCGACCATCGACATCGCCCGGCGCGCCTTGGCGCTCGGAGGGGAGACGGAGACATGATCTGCGAGATTTGCGGGCTGTATGGTTGCGATTGCAGTAACGGAGTCAAGCGCCTGGCCGACCGAATCGCGAAGCTGGAGGCGGCGGTCACCAAATTTTCGGCAGCGGCGGAAACGGAGCCTGTTGCTACGGAGCCGAAAGCCACGCCCGCCGCTGCCGGACCTGTCCCGCCGGGGTACAAGCTGGCGCCGGGGTGGGGCGTGCTGGAAACGTCCGATGTCGATGGAACTTGCAGCATCCCCGCCCACGGCCGACGGGCGGTGTACGGGAACCGCAAGGCGATGGAATCGGCGTGCGACGTCGAGTGCGCGAAGAGGCTGGGCGCGCTCGTCAAGGTCGAGCCGTCGGCCGAGCAACCTGTAAGCGCGGCTGATGGGCTTCCCGTGACGTATTACACGACTAAGCCGGTCGCGACGACGATAACTGAGACAGTTCCGCCCGCGCCGGCCCAGGGCGCACCCGCCGAGCCACTGAGCGCGAGACTGGCGCCGTGGGCGGACGGGAAGCTGTCCACGGAAACGCTGGACGTGCGCTCACTGCGCGAGAAGGTCGTCGCCCTCGAAGCGCGGCTCGCCGCCGCCGAACGACTCGCCACTGCCGACCGCGAGGAGAACGCGCGTTTGAAAGCAGAACTGTCCGTGCTGACGTCGGAGCGGGACTTAATCAGCCGGGAATACGAAGAGATGAATCAGCAGCGGCAGCGCCTGTGCCGTGACATCGCGGAAGCGCACGAGGAGCGCAACGAGGCGCTGGTATCGGTCAAGCAGGCGGTCGCTGCCGAGCGCGAACGGTGCTTGTACCACGTCGAGACGTACGAGCCGCGGCGTGACGTGCCAGACGATTGGAGCTATCAGGGCGCGTTGAGCCGCATCGCCGACGCCATCAGCGACGGTAGGCAGGCGAAGTGAACGACCGAGACGAAATTGGCGCTGAGGCGCTGGCGATGCTGTCGTTCCTGGCTGGACTAGCCATCGGAGCATTCTGCGTTGTCATCGGCGTGTGGCTGGCGCGATGACGTTCCGCTCCCGCCATCGCGCCGACGGTCCGCACTGGGAGATACTCGCCGGGCTGAAGAAAGTCACTCCCGCCGTCGACGCCCACAACTACGGCCTCGGCTTCGATATCCTCGCGCCGCACGTCAAGACTGGGGCGCCGATGATGCTCGAGGTGAAGCCGGACGCGAAGGCCAAGCTGACGCCCAAGGAACTGGCGATGGCTGCACTGTTCCCCGGCCACTGGCTGCGGGTGAACACACTGGAAGATGCGCTTCGGGCCGTCGGCGCGCTAGAATAGGAGGCCACACATGTCAGACGACAACGACGAACGACGTAAGTTAGACCTGGCCAGGGGGCGAGCGATGGTTTCGATGCGGATCCAGGTGCTGCTTAGCGAAGCTGCCATCCTGTCCGTGCACTACGCAGAACCGGAGGATGACTTTCTTGCGGCAGCAAAAGATGCCATTGACTCTGTAAGGACGAGATACGACCAGGAAGTGGCCTGCTTCTACGGCACGGAAGTGTTCAAGATCGCCGGCTAGAAGTCGAGCCGCAGCGACAGCCCTGCCGCGCGCGCCGTCGTCCCCCACGCTCCGATGCTGACAGGCCCCAGTATCCGACGCTCGACGACCACGCCGACGACGGCCGGCGCAGGTAGCGCGTCGACCAGCCGCTTGCCGCCGTCCTGCACGCCCGCCAGGAGCGTTACGGACCAGTTCGGCCGCGACTCGGTGGTGTGGAGCGTGACGACAGTCTGATGCGACTCGCTGTCCTGCGCCAGCTTGCCGGCGCTGCTCTTGTCGCTGTGAGACTCGCTCGTTCGCTTGCTCGCGGCGTGGGTCTCGACGTCGGTTTCCTGCTCGACGTGAGCTGGTATAGCTGGGCACCCGTCCTTCGCCGCCACGGCTGGTAGCCACTTGATCACGGTGTGCGACTTGGTGTCGACGTCCTTGGTCGCGTCGACCTTGGCCGCGGTAGCGGCGTGCGTTTCGGTGGTCGCGACTGACGTGGATTTGGCGGCGGTCTCAACCTTCCGGGAATCCTGGACAGTTGCCGGCTGCGCGGTGTAGCGGCCGAGCGCGAAGGCGGCCACGAGAGCGACGGGGATGCCGATGAGCCAGCGGCGGGTCACGTATTATCCGTGCCCTTCGGATCGGCAGTCGTAGGCGTGAAGGTGGTATTCGGCCAAACAATCTTGGTGTCGGCAGTCGTTCCCCATCGTACTGGCTCCATGTCGATGACCGGGCCGTGCGGTTGACGCTTGGTTGCCCCGCACCGCGAGCAGGACGGCACTGGCGGGACCACCGACCAGAAGATGGTCGGAAGAGTGACAGCGCCGCCGCAGATTGAGCAAGTCCCGATCGTCAGGTCGTTCATGGCGTTCCTTTCATGCAATAGCGGTTACCCACGGCCGCCCCGTCAGCGTCGGACGGCCACGGTAGCGCCGCCATGTTGTGTCCCGCGGCAGGGTCGTACAGCGTCGGCGCCTCCTGCATTATGGCGCTACGATCGTGGCCCAGCCCCAGGACGTGCCCGAGCTCGTGGGCCGCGATGACGTAGACGCTGCGGATGTCCGACATGACCTGGAACTTCACCTCGGCCGAGTCCGCCGAGCATCGCCACGTTCCAGCCGTCG